CCCACAGGACCGGATGTCCCCGAATAGGGAATGTATCAGAGAGCGGATGAAGCATCCCATTGTCGTTCTCCGCGTTAAAAGAGGGCCATCGGTGATGGTTGCACATCCCCGACCCCTTTGCTCGACACAGCGAGCCAGGACTGCGCTGCCGGCCCCCTCCCTGCGCACAGGGACGGCAAGCCTAGCACGATGTCCTATCCCGGCTCACGTCAGGAATCCCCCGACAGGAGAGCCGCTTGCCACATCGACAGGATAAATACGACCCGGATGTAGTCAAGGAGATAGCCGTGGAAACGCCCATAGGAAAGCTGGCCGCCAAGGGAATCCGAATCTCGGACATCCTGGTGGTGGGCCTCGCCGTGGCGGTCGGTGCTCTGGTCGTCGCTTTCCTCGGGCACAAGGCCGACGCGAAGGAATATAACGCCGCCATGACCGCTGCGCTCTACGAGCAGACGAAGGCGATCAAGTCTCTTACCCGGGCGCAGATCATCACGACCTGCGTTATGTCGATGCCGGCGAGGCGCAGGGAGATGGAATTTTCCGATTCGAACAGCTTCTGTCGAAGGCTGGCGGATTTGTCGCAATAAGGAGCAGTCATGCCGAAAGCGTTTCTCTTCGCAGTTCTCGCCGTGTTCGCATCGAGCGCACTTGCTGCTTCGGTGTCGGTCGATGGCCTGATTCAGGTGGTGATCTACATCGTCGTCATCGGACTCGTGCTTTGGCTTGTGTGGTGGTTCATCGGCTACGCAGGTATTCCGGAGCCGTTCAACAAGGTGGCCCGTGTGCTCGTTGGGCTCGTGGCGGTGCTGGTCCTGATCAGTCTGCTACTTGGATTCATCGGGCATCCGATATTTACGCTTCGGTGAATCGCCATGAACGGGAACAGTTCCCCTCAAGGCAGCACTCCGGTCCCTGACCCTACGAGGCTCACGACTGAAGCGCTGATGCGGGAGATTGCCGCGCTGAAGGAGCTGTTTGATACCAGGATACGTGGGATGGAAAAAGCGCAGGACCTGTTCTCGGACGCCACCGAGAAACACATCGTCGAGCTAAGGTCTCTGATGGAGAGAACGTTTTCTCTGCGAGATGAGAAATTCAATAGCATCCAGCTCCAGTTTAGGGAGCGCGACGTTCGTAGCGAGCGCGAGTCTAAGGACAACAAGGTGGCCGTAGATGCTGCCCTTTCAGCACAGAAAGAAGCGGCGTTCGCGCAGAACCAGAGCAATGCAGTGGCGATCAGCAAGAGCGAGGCGAGCTTCACCAAGCAGATCGACCAGATCAGCGAGATGTCCTCGGCAGCTCGCAGAGGACTCGACGGGAAGATAGACGACGTGAAGGAGCGTTTGCGCGCAATAGATGCGACGTTGGCTGCTATCGTCGCCGGGAGTTCAGGCAAGAGCGCTGGCATGGAGAAGATGTGGGGCTGGGTTACCAGCGGGATCGTAATCATCATAGCTGTGGTGGGCTTCTTCTTGGCTCACTCCGCATGAGCGAAGAATTCAAAGCGGGGCATTGGGTACAGCTCTCCGAGGAGGGGATGCGCCATTTTCGCGGAAGGCCAAAGTGGAACGCGACGCTGCGCGCGGCGTACATCGGAAGGTCGGAGAAGCATCCCGAGTTGATCGAGGTCATAGTCCGAGGCGAAAAGAGGAAACGCGAAGTCCACCCGAAATTTTGGAAACCTGCGCCGTGAGCGACCGCGCGCAGCGCCTGCGCCGCGACCTGAACGACATGCTGTTCTATCGTGACGGAAAGCCGGAGGCGTCGAAGTTCTGGTCGAACGTCGGCTGCTGCATCGTCGCGTACTGGATGGTCACCACGCCGCCGCGGGTGTGGCAGGACTGGATCGCGTCGGTTGCGATTGCGTCCTGCCTGATCGCCCCGGACGTGGTGCGCAAGATGATCGCGGCGCGCTCCGGGGACACGTCCTCGACGGTGACGACGGTCAGCAAGACGACGACCGAGGCGAAGCCTTGAATATTCCCGACGAGCGGCTGTCGCCGCACTTCATGCTCTCGGAGTTCGTGCGCTCGCAGACCGCCGACCGGCAGGGCATCGACAACACGCCGACGCCCGAGATCATCGAGCGGCTTCGCGCCAACGCCGGGAACCTTGAGGCGGTTCACGTTCGCCTGCAAGCGCCGGTGCACATCTCCAGTGGCTACCGCTGCCTCGCGCTCAACCGCGCGATCGGCAGCAAGGACACGAGCGCGCATGTTCGCGGCGATGCAACGGACTTCGAGGCGCCCGAGTTCGGCGCGCCGCTCGAGGTGTGCCGCGAGATCGAGTCTTCCAACATTCCGTTCGACCAGCTGATCTGGGAGCACACCTGGACGCATATCGGCTGGGCGCGCGAGGGCGAGACGCCTCGGCGCCAGATCCTGACGCTCATGCCGGGCGGCAAGTACGCGGTCGGGCTCGTGCAAGTGGCGGCGGCATGACCGCGATCCTGCCGTGGTGGTGGCGCTGGGCGGCGCTCGCCGCCTTCGCTGTCGCGCTGGTCGCCTTCGGCTGGTTCAAGGGCAACGCGCACGGCACGCAAAAGCTGCTCGACTACCAGGGCAAGCAGGCGACCGAGACGGTGAAGCTCGCCGCCGCGCGCACCGTCGTTCTCACCAAGGTCGAGACCAAATGGCGTACCGTCGAGCGCAAGATATTCGTTCAAGGCGAGACCATCGAGAAGGAGGTAATCCGTCATGTCACCGTGGCCGACGACAGCCGCTGCACTGTTCCTCTTGGCTTCGTGCGCGTCTACGACGCCGCCCTCGCCAACAACCCCGATACCGGACCTGCCGGCGCGGATGAGCGAGCCCCTTCCGGAATTCCGCTCTCTGTCGTCGCAGAGACCGACGCCTTCAACTGGAAACTCGCAAACGCCTGGAAAGCCCGCGCCGGCGCTTGCATCGAAGCCTACAACGCGGTAAAGAACGCAAAGTGATGCGCCAATGACACCGTCCGTGAAAAACGATCTGCTCGCCAATCTAGACACCTTGCTCACGCGGCTCGCCGCGATGCGCGCCATTCTCGCCGCGGAGGTCGCGACCGAGCCGGCGCAGGCGTCGGTGCGGACCGTGAAGGCGACGGACCCGCCTGGTACGAAGATCATCACCCCGGCCGGCGTGGTCTGGACGATTGTCGCTGGGTCCGTCTATCGAAACGGGGAGCGGCATTTTTTCTCCGCGCACGTCGAGGAGATCACGAACGAGCCCAATGCAGAGGTCGTCTCGCAGCGCGTCGGGTCGCTGTGGTGGGATACCACGGGCCCGGGTGGTGACTGGAAGGAGATCCCGGGCGACCCGAGGGTGCCGGTGGTGCTGAAGCCGATTCCGCCTGCCCCCGCGCCGACTCCGACTCCGACTCCGGCGCCGCTGCCGTCAGCCGGCGGCGCTCGAGCGGTCGCGACCTTCGAATGCCTGGGCCTGTACTGGACGCCGCCCGCATATCCGGGCCCGGCTGGCGCAGTGGTGCAGTATCGCAAGCTGGGCGATACCGCTTGGAAAGCCGCGCTGCCACTGTGGTACGACGCGCGCAACAAGGAATGCCGCGGCAGCATCGTGAACCTCACCTCGGGGGCGACCTACGAGGTGCAGCTCACCGTCCCGGGCAAGGCCGTCACCAGCCTCACCGCGAAGACCTGGTCGGAGAGCTTCCCGATCGGCAAGACGAGGACCGTGGCCGCCGGCGCGCAGACGCTCGCGATCACCGAAGGCGGCACGGCCGACGGCTACGTCCTCTACACCGCGGCGCCGGGCACGACGATCGACGTCGCCGACAAGCTGCCGAACTGCGTCACGATCGCAGCGCCCTACGTGATCTTGCGCGGGCTCACGCTGAAAGGCGCATCGCGCGACGCGGTAGAGCTCCTCGCAGGCAGCCACGACGTCGTCATCGAAGACTGCGACATCAGCGGCTGGGGGCGTCTCAACTACACCAACGACAAGGGCTGGAAGATCGGCGTGGATTACGAGGCAGGCATCCGCATCCGGGAAGGCTCGAGCGTCGAGCGCGTCATCATCCAGCGGAACACCATCCACGACCCGCGCTACGACACGAACTCATGGTCCTGGGATCACCCGACCGGCCCCCAAGGGATCACCTTCGACACGCCTGGCGGCAACCACGTCATCCGCTACAACGACATCCATGGGTCGCCCGGCCATTACTTCAACGACGGCATCGGCGGCTCGGACAACTTCACCGACGCCGGCTCCCCGCGCGAGGACAGCGACATCTACGGGAACTCGATCTCGCACTGCTGGGACGACGCGATCGAGGCTGAGGGGCGGAACGCCAATGTGCGCATCTGGGGCAACTACCTGGACAACGTCGCCGTCGCCGTTGCGACCACGGTGACGAACCGCGGGCCGGTCTATATCTTCAGGAACGTGGAAAATCGCAGCCGCATGCTCTCGGAGAGAACTCCGGACGAGGACGACCGCAACACGTTCGCGAAGTCAGGCACCGGCGGCGGGTTCGGCGACGGTCGCCGGTACGTGTTCCACAACACGCTGCTGCAGGCGCCACCGCCGCCGGGCTCGCAGTACCCGAGCGGCGCCGACAGCGGCATCTCCGGACCGCCGTCGCTGACCAACACAGTCTCGCGCAACAACATCTTCCAAATTTGGAAGAGTTGGCACGGGGTGTTCGGAGGCAAAGCCGGAGCGGTCCCGAACGACCTGGACTACGATCTGTACAACGGCAAAGTGCCTGACGGCTCGGAGCCGCACGGGGTCAATGGCGTGCCGACCTACCTTCCCGGGCACGGTGCGGCGAGCGAGGACCGGGGGCTGTACCAGCTGGCGCCCGGGAGTCCCGGCCGCGCGGCAGGCGTGGTGCTGCAGAACTTCAGCGATGGGTTCGCGGGGGCGGCGCCGGACATGGGTGCGCACGAGAGCGGCGCGCCGGCGATGCGCTTTGGGGTGAAGGCGGGCTCGAAGCCGTAGGGGGCGCGCTACGTGTGACGGGTGGGACGAAGCGTCTCCCACGCCTTGTCGTCAGGACACTGGCAGCGCCTGAGAAACTGCTCGCGGTCGAATCCAGGGACGGCCGCCGCCAAGTGCGTCGCAATGTCGCGCGCTACCTTCGCGACGACCTTCGCTGGGTCGTAGTCGTGGCTCTCGGATTCCATGTTTTCCTTGATCGCCTGAGCCACCGAATCGGTGATGTTGCTCATCGGCGTTGCCCTCCTCCAAAATACCGCAGTATGTATTTGATCATATTGGCGCGCTCTGGTACGTTTCGGCACGTTTCTGACGCCCTGGAATTGAGCGTAAAGCGATGAAGCTACAAGAGAAGTTCGCTGTGCTGTTTTGCTGCACGGGCAGCATGCCTGCTGCGGCGTAAGCCATTGTTCCACATGGAACACAGAGCGCTTCCTCCACGCGCCCTCCAAAATCCCTCCGACTCAGGCGACCTTCACGTCGGTCCACTCGGTGCCGCGCGCGTCCTTGTAGAGCTCGGTCGTCTCCGGGTCGCCGTGCCCGAGCAGCTTCTGCACATCGACCCCGCCCTGCTTGTCGTATAGGCGCGCCGCGAGGCTGCGGATTTCGTGGAATGTCGGTGGGTCCTGCCCGTCGGGCCACTGCAGGCTCGTGCGGTCGCGCGCGCGCCTGAAGCCCTTGGTGATCGTGTCGATCCATACTTGGTCGCCGGGGCGGCTCTTCGTGCGCGGCCGGCTGTGATGGATGAGCCAGCGGCTCACCACGTTGTCCCGGCACTGCGCGATCGCCCACTCCAGCGACCAGCCCACGACCTTCAGCTCGAGTTCGAACGGAATGCGCAGCCGCAGGTTCTCCGGGTTGTCCTCGTCGTCGACCTTCTGTTGGATCACCCACAGGTGCCGGTCGGCGGTCCAGACGAGCGAGCCCGGCTGCAGCTTGAATTCGGCGACCGCCAAGTCCTCCCGCCGGCGCGCGCTGACCAGCGCCAAGGCCATGGAATGCCGCACCCAGGGGTCCAGGGCGCGGGCGGCGTCGTAGATGACCTGGAAGGCCTCCAGCGTTAGCCTAGCGCGCCGTACGCGCGGCCGGATGGTATCGGTGACGGTCACCGGGTTCGTGCCGCGCCCGATCCAGCCCTCGGCCTCGGCGTACCGGAAGAGGTCGGCGAGGTAGGACCGCACGGCTTGTCCCATCCGTAACTGCCCGGCCGCCTTCCATGTGCCCAGCAGCTCGGCGACGTCCCGGGTGGTGATGCCATCGACCGCTCGGTCGCCCCAGGCCTTCTTCGTGGCGCGCGCGCAGCTCCGGATCGACTTCAGCGTGACCGCGGCGATCTCGTTGTCGGCGACCCGCTGCTCGAGCTTCTTGTCGTGGGCGGCGATCAGGGCCGAGACGGTACGCGCGATACCGCCGAGCAGGCGGTCGATCAGCCGCGGCTTCTTCAGCAGCTCCCTGACATGGAGATTGGCTTCGACGGCTTGGGCTGACGCCTCAGCGAACGGCACCCGACCGATGCCGAGCTCGACTCCGTCGAGCGGATTGCGCCAGGAGAAATATCCCCCGCGCTCGTACAGCCCGTCAGGCCAATACCGCTTTCGCACGGAGCGGGGACGGGCGGCCACTAGGCTTCAGGTCCGCCGGCGGGTTTGCGGGATCGATGTAGCGCGCATCCGGGGCGAGATAATACGCCCGGCCGTGCTTTTCCGGTTTCGGATAGATCCGTCCCTCCCGGCACCAGCGGCGGGCGGTCAGGATGGCGGGCGCACCCTCGCCGTAGGTGGCGTCGAGCCAAGCTTCGAGCGTGATTTTCTTCGGCGCGCTCACACGCCGCCCTTGACACTGTCGGAACGCGCGACAGGTAGAATGCCCAAGCAGCGGACCAGCATGGTGGTCGGCGTACGTCTGGACGTCGCCTTCGCAAGAGGGCCCAGGCCGGCGGACATGCTGGCGCCGCTTGCCCCCGTAGCGCGTACACGGAGAATCATTCGAACAGGCCCTCGCTCGCGCGCACTTCGCCACGAGAAGGTTCCTCGATCAGCTGCTTGTTCCGCATGTAGAGCAGATAGCGGTCCCGCGTGGAACGCTGGTAGCCGGTCGCTTCCGACAAGTCGTCCCGTTGGATCGCCTTCGGGTAAGCGGCGATCAGGGCCTCAAGAATCTTCCGCTCGCCTTCGGGCAGTCGGGCGAGCCAGTAGTCGCGCAGGGCCTCACCGGTAGGGAGCGGTTCGGCGTCGGGCAGCGCGGCCCGGCCGGCATCGGTCGCGTTCACGACCTCGCCGACCTGGTCGACATAGCCCTTCTCCTTGAGGTAGAGGATGTAGCGGTCCCGGGTCGAGCGCTTGAAGGTCGTCAGGACGGTCAGCTGCTCGCGCCGCAAGCCCGCCGGGAACTGGATGCAGGCGGCGAGGATCCGGCGCTCGCCCTTCGGGAGCGGCTCACCGTGGGCGCCGGAGCCGTTCGCGCGGTGCGCGGGCGCGGCGCGCGCCACGGCTGGCGCCGGGATAGAGCGGCGCTGGACCGGCGCCGGAGCCGGCGCGGCGCGGCGCTGTGGCGCGGCCGCAGCCGCGATCGACTGCCGGAGCGCGGCCGCCTCGGCGAGGAACCGCTCGCCGTGCTCCTGCAGGCGCGCCAGCAGCCCCTCGGCGCGCCGGAGTTGGGCGTCCTTCAGGACCTGGACCTCGACCACCTTCTCGATGATCTTCTCGGCCGCCGACGCCGCGGGCGCCTTCTTCACGTTTACTTGACCCTCAAGTTCACGTATCCGCGCGCGCAGCAGCTTCGGGTCATCGGCCTTGGCCTTCTCGATCGTGGCCGCCATCTGGCCCTTCAGGGCGTCGAGGTCGACGTCGGCGAGGTTCTTCGGCTCTACCGGCTTGACCCCAGGCTCCGGGCTCTTGCCCGAGTCGAAGGTCTCGATCGGCAGGACGTGCGTGCGCTTGAAGATGCCGTCGGCGGTGGGCCAGCCGGGCGACCAGAACCAGGCGTCGCCGACCGGAAGCGACGGCAGGGACTCCATGAGGGTCTTCCGCTGCTCCGGCGTCCCGTGCACGTCGATCCACGCGTTCATCGCCGCGAGGTCCTGGGGCGCGATCGTGCGCAGCGCGACCAGCATTTGCGCCTGGGTGAGCACGTTCTTGTTCAGCACCGCCGAACGCTGCGTCACCAGCACGCAGCCGATGCCGCGCTGCCCGCCGCGGCGCACGATGTCCTCGGCGGCTCCGAGCATGCGCTCCTCGCCCTTCTGCGGCTTCTGCGGTGCGACGGCGTCGGCCTCGTCGATCACGAGCATCATCGGCGTGCGGTAGACCTCGCGCGCCTTCAGGCGGTACAGGTTCTCCATGAAGGCGGTCATGAACGTGGCGACCTCGTGCTTGCGGAAGGTCGACAGGTCGAGCAGCACGCTCACCCGCTCCTCGACGACGAGCTTCGCAACCACCTCGCCCGAGCTCGACTCGAGCGGCACGTCGCCGCGCTCGCCACCCAGGATGACGATCGGCAGGCCCGGCGCCTTCCCGTCGGCGGCCGAGCGCACGCCCCACTGGTCGCCCTTCGGGTCGATGAGCACGACCTGCTGGCCGGCGCCGAACAGTTGCTCGACCAACCGTCGCATCAGGTAGCTCTTGCCGGCGCGGCGCTTGGCGAGGATGGCGATCGTCTGCGTCACCGCCTCGAGCGGCAGCGTGAGGTCTTTGCCGAGTTCTAGTTTTTTCAATTGACCTCCGTGTCGATGGCTTTCACCAGTTCACACCGGAAGCCGTAAATGGCGATGGGCGGCGCAACTGCCTGCGAGCAACGTCCGCTTCTACGTTCCTCATAGCGATTTCTGTCTCGATCTTGAGTCGTTCGATCTCGCGCTCTATGCGCTCGCGGTCACGCTTCGCGTAGAACGCGACCCACTGTGGATCATTGCGCCATCCTTTGATCATCGTTCCTCCGAGTGTCCGACCTTCACTCTTGATCCTTCCTGATCTCGGCGAGCGCAATATCGAAGCACCCGATGACTTGCGCGACCGTCAGCCGCCCGGTGAATTCGAAGGTGACCTCCTTCAGGCGCTCGACCAAGGCAAGCTCAACTGGGGCGCGCACCGGGAAAGCGGCGATCTCGCTCATGACGGCCTCGTGATGTCGGTCGTATGCTTGTGCCGCTCTTTATCCACCCATTCCCATACGTCATCCTCGGGAACGTCGTAGGCGTTCGCGACGTGCCGGACGAGGTCGCAGACCAGCAACCCATAGTGTCGGTGGTCGATCTTCTCGTCTCCGCGATACAGATGCGTATGGATCGTGTCCGAGCCCTTCGGTTTGAACATGATGACGTAGGGCTGCTCCACAATCATCGGCCCCGGCTGATTATCTTTCCTGTTGTCCGTACTCACTTCGGCACCTGTCTCAAATGACGATTGATGAACACCTGAATCCGGTAGGCGCCAGCAAGGCGAGTAAGCACCCCAGGCCCGCGATCCCGCCACAAGGGCAAGACCTTCAGCGTTCCGTCCGTGCATGACTGCACCTTCACGCTTCGGAACAGCGTTTGAAGCGGCGTGAGCGGGATGCGCCGACGAGAGCGTGTTTTTAGAGCCATGAGGCTAGTCCTCCATCGTCCATATTGCGGCGTCCAGGAAACGTTCCCCGACCCACACGAATATCAGCCCAAACAGCAGCAGCGGCACGTATGCGATGCAGGCGAAGAAGAATACGATTCGCTTCACATTCATTACGGCAGCATCAGCCAAAGGTCGATGAAAGCGTAGATCACTGCGCATACGAAAATCGTGGTGACGGTCAGGGCGCACCATCCGCCCGGATCAGGCCAGTCGTTCATGTTTTCTCCGATGGTGAGTTTGCGGCGAACCTACGCCAGCCGCTCATCGTCGTTCGGCTCGCCGTCCGGCACGACACGGCAGTTGTGAAGCCGACTCTCGAGCGGGATGTTCGCCATTTCGCCGAGCTGGCGGTTGCTCGCGTGGGCGAGGTAGTCCAGCACCAGCTCCATCGCCTTGCTGCGGCTGATCGTCAACGTGCTCAGTACGCCCATGTCGTTCTCCAGTGAAATCGACGCTTAACGTTCGTCCGTTCCTTCCGCCGACACTGGTCGCGATGATATGGACGCAGGGGCGTCCGGTAGCGGCATCCAGTGCGTGAACGCCAATTTCGGGAAATACTTCTCGTGCCCCGTCGTCCCATTGAACGTCCAGCTAACCCCATCGTCGCGATGCAGGACCTCGCCGATCCCGATGGGCATGAATCCGGGTCTATACGCGAGCACAGGCGTAAGGTCTGGCGGCATCCTCTCAGCGAGAGCGATCCACTGGCCTGCTTGTACGTATAGATCAGGCTCGTTCAGCAGCTTGATCGCGTCCACCTGCACGCGCGCCAGATCCTCGGCGGCGCGGTCCCGGCGGATAGGCGTGTTCGCCAGATGCTCTATCCACTCGCGGGATACCAGCAGCTTCGCGTCGGCGGTCATGGCAACCTCATGAGGGCGCGAACTCTGTCCACGACGCGATCGAAAAAGCGGAATATCTCGCGCTGGAAGAACATCAGGGCTATCTGCCCCAGGAACCAGCCGAGCCCTACCCCGACCAGTACCCCGAAAAACGTTTCTTGGCTCATCGTCACCCCTGCGTCGTGGAAGAACTCAGGCGCATCTTTGCAACGCACTCGACAATGGCGCGGTTTAGATCTGTCGCCGTTACTTTGGTTGGATGGTCGTCTAACCTCATGCGCCCGATAACCGTTACCAAGCTTGCTTTTGCTCCAGCGAATCCGTGATGGTGAATCTGAATACTCATCTCCTTCACCAACGCCATCGCCTGCGCATCGTCGTCCAGGGGGTCGTACAGACTGTCATTGGACGAAGGGCGCGCGCATATCATCAACAGATTTTCGCCGTCGCCAAAGGGATCGCCTACTTCCTTGCATCGAAGACCCATTGCCTCGGCGCACAGTCTCGTCATTTCTAGATCGGTCATGGGTGCGTTCTATCTGCTATGCGGACCCCGATGCACGCGATCTTCGCGTCTTTCGGCGCCTTCGGGTAACAGCCCATCAAGGCCGCGTCTCCGAACTTGAACGGCTCGACGCGGAACGACGTGACCACGCCCTGCAGCCGGCGCCGCTTGCCGTAGCCGCGGCTGAGCGTGACCGCGCGCCCGAGCTGGCAGGTGCGCTCGTTCCACCGCGATCCATACAGCCGGTACTCGGTGTGCTTCTCGCCGCGCTCGAAGGCGTCGAAGTGCTCGCCGTTGAGCGGGATGAAAAGAGCCGTCGTCACTTCGCCCCTCCTGCTGCTATGCGAACATACGTGACGGTCACGACACGGCGCAGACCGAGCTTGCGCAGCACTGCGGCACTCGGCTCCTTCTTCTCGCCGGTCAGCAGGCGATGGAGATAGCCGTGATCCATCTTCAGGACGCGCGCCGCTGGGCGCACGCCGCCATGCTTCCCCACGAGCTCCGCGACCCGTCCGATGAGAGTCATTTCGCTGTTCCGCCGCTCTTGTCGCTAGCGACCTTTGCTTTCCGGTCCTGAATCGCTAGCTCGATCAGGAATTGATGGAAGCCGGCGCGGCCATTTTCGAGGTCGTTCGTGTACAGCTCGTTCGCAAGCTTGATGCATTCTTGGATACGCTCAACGATGCCGCTGCCACTGTTCATGCTGGAAACCTGAACCAGCAGCCGGCGCAGTTTTGCGAGTTCATCGCAGCGGTCCTTGGTCCACTTCATCTGGCGTTCCCTCCGTCGTCTCTGCGATTAGCGGCTTCGATGAAAGCGCTCGGGCTCCAGTCGCAATGGATGTTGTCCGGCGGGCACGAGATGAACACCTTGCAGCGCTGGTAGCGCGCGCACTGGCTGCACGTCTTGCCATCGGGCAGCAGCATGTCCTTCTCGACGTAGCGGGCGCGCTCCTGTGGCGTCATGGCTTGAACCCGGGGGCGCTGCCGGCGTCGTATGGATCGCCTTCGCTGCTGAGTTTTGCGGACGCGGCGACGAGCGTCAGTCGTCGCTTCAGCTCCTCGAAGGCGTTGATGGCGTCCTCGCCATGTGCGCCGTGCGAAGCGATGCCGCGGCGGATACGCGCGAGCAGGGCCTCAGCGATTGTCGGTCCCGGCGCGATCTTCTGCATGAGCGCGCTCCCGGTGGTGAGTTCGTGGGACGAGACGGCCGGTTCGATCAGCAGGCACTTCAGGCAGCGCCGCGTGATGAAGCCCTCGGGCTGGTCCCACTTGTGATCGCACGTCGGTGTGGAGGACACAGCGGTGCCCGCCGAGGATTCGGGCGGAGTCGCGTAAGCCGCTAGGCCGGCCTTGGCCTCGGGGGCCGCTGTGTTCAGTTCGGAGGACGGCGACGCGGGCAGGTCGGCCGGCGCGGGCACATGGCAGCAGCGTTGCGCGGTCGCGCACTTCCCCGGCTGGTAACAACCATCACGCAGCACGCACGGATTGCCGCCGCGGCCGTCGTGCACCACGACGCGATCCGGCGTGCTCGCCATGTCCACGCCGACGACGACTGGCTGACGTTCGGAAGACGGGGCGGCGTATAGAGGTTCGCGCTCGTAATATGCGCTCCGGTTGCAATCGTCCTCGGTATCGGCGTATTTCCACATTCCCTTATTTTCGGACGCGGCTCCCCAGTGATACCGATAACGCCACGCAACGGGCTCACCCCTGCGTTCGGCAGAGGGGGTGATTGGCGCCCGTTGATTCCACTTCCCCGCCACCTCGTCGAGCGAGTGGCCGAATTGATGAACCCTGAACGAGTGTCCGCCGCAGTAGCAGACGACGAAATACATGAAGCCCGTGGGCGAGTGATCGTCGGCTCGGCTGCTGGCCTGCACTGATTCTCCGCAGAACGGGCAGGGTAGTAATGCGCCTCGGTTCTTATCGCCTTGCGATTGATCGCCGTTGCTCATGGCTCTTGTCTCCAGATCGTCCCGCAAACGTGGCACTTGTGCATGTAGCCGAGCGCCCAATGCTGGAACGGCTCTACCCCGCAGCGGGGACACTTAATCATGGTCTCCCCCTCAAGAAAACCTGCGCGGTGATGTACGCTTGGTTCATCGTGAATTCATGCCCTAAGGCATCAACGGCCGCCGATTTCTGGATCTGATCCACCAGCTTCCGAAGAAGCTGCTCCGCGATGCTGTCCTGTTTCTCCGACAGTGACGCCTGCCAAGCCGCCCAAGCGAGTTTCGTCTCAGGGTCCGTATAGCGATCTTCCTCGTCGCGCTCCAAATAGACGCAGCCGTCATGCCTGACCAGCCATGCCTCGAAAGCGCTCCTCAATGGGGTAGGGGAAGAATCGCGTGCGTTGCTCATGCGAGTAGCCACCTTCCTTCGTTGTCCGCAGGCCACGCCGTGCGGATGCGTTTCATCACGGCGACGAATTCGCGCCTGTTGACCTCCACAGCGCCGGCCGACACCGCGAGCGCTCGCTTCGATTTGCAGATATCGAAGTGGGGCACGCTCGCCTCGCCCTGAAACCACTTGAGCGCGACGCCGATACGAGCCGCCATGTCAGCGAGTTCGGCCGGCGTGTCGGCGATCATGTGGCACATGACCATCCGGCCGAAGACGTGGGCAGAATGGTCAACGTAGACGCTCACGATTCGCTCGATTGAAGTAAGGGCGATTGGCGTGCGTTGCTCATGACGGCTTCGCTCCCATGTTGATGTACGGCCCGTCGTGATCCCCGAGTTCGGGGCGGAATCTCCAGCCGCGCGTCAGGATGTCCATGACTTCCTTCCCGCGGCCGTCCCTGATCAAGCCGGGGAGCAGCTTCGCGTCCTCGGGGTTCGCGTAGCACAGCAGGATGCGGCGAAGGCGCAAGCCGTTCCACGGCGCGCCCATGTTCGACGGTTCGATCTCGGCGGGGTCGTACTCCTTCATGCGCGCGAGGTTTTCATCCTCAAGCACGATGAATAGGTCGTACTCCTTGGCGCCCTTCCTGCGGATCGGTATGCCTTGCATTAGCTACCTCGTGAAGTACACGGACGCCCGAGGCCCTCGGGCCAGTCTTTGACCGGCAATTGCGAGTTGTGCGTGGTCCGCTTGAGCGGCGACCCGCAGCCCGGGCACTTTGAGCCGCCGAAGCGGGAGAACCGTTCTGGCCAAGTGTGGCGCACCTTGCACTTCGTGCATTTGCCCTGCGTCCTGTAGTCTGGATTCACAGGAACACCGTATTCTTGGCCTCGAACTCCCAGAATTTCCCTTTCCCATCGGTCAGTCTGTACCAGACCCCTGGGTTGAGTCTGCCGGTGCGCCTGATTGTCTCGACGTACATCCCGTCCCGGATTGGGTTGCTCTCGCTGGCGTAAATGCCGCGTAGCCATTCTCCTAACTTCGGCTGTCTTGAATGCATAGGCTTCATTCCTCACCGAGTGCGCGCAGGAGGGCCTGGCAGTGTTTGGTCCTGGTTGCACCCTCGGCGACGGCGCGGACCTCTGACAGCAGCGCGAACGCCGCTTCCTTGATCCTCTCGGCCTGGCGCGCTTTCTCTTTTGAAGGCGGCAGCATTTGCGCCCTGAGCATCTTTGCGCAGTCGTGATGTCCTTCTGCCGCGCACATCTCGGCGGCTCGTTCCATGGCCGCGTTCCACGTCGCTTGTGTGGTTTCCATGACTCACGCCCTCTCGATCCACGAGCATGCATTGATGGCGTTCGCGAGCGTGTCGGCGTGCCCGGCGGTCTGGCAGGCAAAGACGAATTCTTTCCCGTCGAGATTGGCGAGGACGTTGTAGGCGATGCTCTTGTCGCTCAACGTCACCCGAAGGATGCGGGCGGGCTGCTTTACGGTGGTCATGCTATCGCGTGCGTTCATGGTCGCCTCCTGTAAATAATGTAATGACATTAAATACCAGCCACAGGGGCTTGTCAACAGATATTTGTAATGACATAATGCGGCCCATGGATACCAAGCGACCACGGGGGCGGCCGCCCGTCGAAGGCGGTGCCGAGACGCACATACAGTTCCGGGTTGAGCCCGACCGTAAGGAGCGGTACGAACGCGCAGCCAAGCGCGCCGGGAAGGCCCTGAGCGCCTGGATCAAGTCCGTCCTGGACCGCGCCAGCCGCAGGTAGGTCAAGGGCGCGCCCCCATGTTGAAGGACGATGCGACTTGCGCTATCAACTCGTCTATCTTGGCGAACGCCTCGATAGCCCATGTGGGATATTCCCGATCGATTCGGCCGTCGGCATAGATCGTGGTCTTCGGCATGCACATGCATTCAATGTCGGCCCTGTAGCGGACGAACGGCTGGACAGCCATCAAGAAAGCCTCGCGGCGCTCGGCGGCCTTCCGGATTTCATACTGCTCTCTCGTCATGTGCGATTTCACGGGCGTTCCTTTGTGGCACTATGCAGAGCGATCCGCTCCTCGATCGGCGGACCGTAATCCACGGCGGGGCCGTAAGCATCCAGCGCGAGCATGATCTGTCGCGCCTCGTCCTCGCGGATCTTCGCTTCGGAGTCCGGCCCATGGGAGCGCATTTGCTTCCACTCCCGCAGGATCTGACGAAGCCAAAGCGCCTCTACATCGGCGTTCTCGTGGAGCGGCGCGGCATCTTTGAGCGCGATCATCGCGTTCAAGCACGCCTCTAGGCGCTCCGGAGGAAGGTCCGTATAGCTGTCCATCACGCATGTCCCCATTCTTCGCCGTCGTCCTCGCAGCGCCAGTACATCGGGCCCCAATCCCATTGCCCAGCTTGGACGACGCTGCCGCCTTCCGACATCAGCCCTTGCCCGCACTTCGGGCAGATCGGCTTGCCAGTGCGCAGGACATGCAGCACTCGAAGCTCCGTTTCCGTGCTCTTCACGCTAGATTCCTCTCGGCGAAGAAGTCCTCGATCACCTGCTGGATATCCTTGGCGAGCGCGTCGGCCAACATGGGGATGTCGCCAGGATGCGCATCGCTATCCTCAAGAAAACTCCTCGCCAGCTTGTAGCAGTGCGTGTCGTAGGTCTTGTCCATTTTCATTCCTCCGCTTCAGTCACGAGACGATTAATCGCCTTTACGCCGGCGCGCCTTCCGTCCGCTTCGCCCGCTTGAGGATCCACTTCCTCGCGCGCTCGTAGTCCTCGGCGAGCACCTCGTCGAAGCGCGCGACGCCGGCCTGCTTCTTGAACGCCTCGGCCGAGACGCCGTGCTCGGTGCACGCGGCCTCGAGCGCGAGCGCCTGGTCGACGGTGACGCGCGCCGGCGCCTCGGGCTCCTCGTCGAAGGCGCCGCCTTTCGGCTCGTCGCGCTTCTCCGCGGGCGCGCCGGACGCCCACTTCGCCAGGCGCGCCCCTATGTCCTCGTCGAGCTGCGCGGGCTCGCTGAACACCGCCTCGACGCCGTCTGCGATCTTCGGAACGCCGAGCGCCATCGCCTCGGGCGACCACTCCGGGCGACCGCGCGCGCCGGCCGGGAGGAGGCAGCGGATCAGCATCTCGTAGACGAACTCCTCGCCGGCGATGGCTTGCCAGCCGAGCTCCTTCGGATCCTTCCCCTTCTCGAGCTTCAGCTTCTCCTTCGCGCGGAAGCAGAAGATGAAGTTGCAATCCGCCTGCAGCATGAAGTTGATGAGCTTGCGGCGATTGCCTGAGGGCTTGATCCAGGCGGTGAAGGTCATCTTGCCGCGCTTGTCCCAATTGTCCCCGGCCATTCGATCGAGTTCTGCCTCATGCAACTCGAGGTAGCCGCCGGCGCCTTCGTGCTCGTGACTCATCGAATCGACGATCACGGTTTTTGCCCCGAGTTTGATCGCGCCCTCGATCGCGGTTTTGTAGTCAAGCGATCCGAAGGGCGCCTTCATGTCCAGATGCTCGAACTCGAACTGGTCGGCGTAGTGCAGCATCCGGCGCGCTTCGGTGTCAATGCCGGCGATCTTGCCGCCGACGATGGACTGGATTCCCTTGGCGAGGCGCAGCGCGCTTTTCGTCTTGCCGCTGCCGCTGGGTCCGACGAGGCCGATCAGGAGCGGCGTGCGCTCCCGTACCGCTTTTCTGAAGGTGTAGCTCATGCTGTCTCCTTTCGAGAGAACATTTTGTCGAGGTCGTAGGGAATGCCTTCGGCGTGCTCGGCGCGCTCCGCCCATCTTGATTCGGCCCAGGACGGCGCGTCCATCCAGCAGATCCGCGTCGGGTAGCCGGGCCACCTGTCGGACTCCATGCACAAGCGCCAGAGCGCGATCGCGTGCTCGACCTTGGCGTCGCCCATCGCGATGAACGAGGGCGGCATGCCGATCCAACTGCAGGCGTACGGCGGCTCGGTCTCCTGCACGAGGAACACGAACTTCGCCCGCTCGTCGCCACCGGTCGCTCGGTTGCCGCGGAGGTAGAACGGCGCCTGGATGTCGTAGCCGCACCCGAGCATCGTCCGGACCCAATCCTCGGGCGAGGCGCTCGCCGCGGTAGTCTTGTAGTCGACAATCAGCTTGCGGTCGTTCGAGAGCCAGTCGGGGCGCGCGCGCAGCCACGTCGCGCCCTCGCGCCAGAAAATCGACTGCTCGGCCTTGCCGTCCAAGAAGGGGATCCCGGCGAGGTCCTCGTTCGCCGCCCAGGCGAGCTTCGCGGCGTCGACCATCTCGACGACCTTCTCGTACTGATGCGGCAGCATCGGCACCTTGCCGGCGGCGCGCGCCTTGTCCCGCGCCTCGCGGATCGCATCGTTCGTCCAGCCGTCCGGGATGCCGCCCTTCTTGCCGGGATAGTCCTTGGGGTCGATCACCTCGATGCCAGCGCTCCTGCCCTCCAGGAACAGGGCGTGCGCGGCCGTCCCGAGGTCGAACTCCGCGCGCTCCGTCGGCACGAAATTCGGATTGAGGCGCGGATGCTCCATCCAGGCGTGCAGGGGAGAGCGGTAGAGCAGCGTCTTGCACAGCGAACTCGATAGCGACGGCACAGGGGCCGGATCGGCGTGGTACTCGGCCTCGGGGAGAGCGTAGACGCCGGGGTCTTTGATCACGGGTTCCTCCGGGTAATCAGGTGCTCGATCCAAGCGAGCGCGGCCAGTACCGCGAGCCACACCCACAGCTCGGGCACATAGGCGAGGGCCTCCATCACGGCTTCACCAGCATGCCGATCGTCTCGTACAGGTCGCGCATCGCGGCAGGCGTGAGCGCGTCGAAGTGACGGATAGACCAGCGGTACACGTCGTGCTGCAGCTCGAGCAGCGCAACGCGCACGAGCAGCGACTGCTCCCGCTCGGTTTCGATCTCGGCGCGGTTGGGCGCCGGGCCGCGGGCTTCGCTGGCCGAGAGGCGGTTCACAGCGCACCTTCCCAGCGCCGTGCGATGTCGTCGGGCGAGTCGAGCTTGGCAAGCCTCGCGGTGAGCCGCGCGTGCTTCTTCTCGTAGGCGCGCAGCATCACCCGCCCGAAATTGATGTGATCGAGGGCGTCCCGGATACGCTTGTCGCAATCGCGCATGGCGCGCTCGAGGCGCTGGCGCCGGGACAGGCGCTTGAACAGGATGGCGAGGAATTTCATGGTTTCTTCTCCAAGATCGCTCTCATGATTTTCGGGCCAACGTCGTCGAGCTGGAGATGGTCGAGCGTCGCGGCGGGCAACTTGAGCAACTCGGCGACGCCGCGCGCGCCGGCGTAGCATTTGCCGTGGTACCAAAGCTTTCCGATCCCGACCATGTGGTGGCGATCGCCGAGACCTCGGCAGACCGCGCAAGGGCGAAGCCGCCGCACGGCGTGGCAGTTTTCGAGGTCGATCTGGACGGCGTGGGGCTTCATACCGACCCCCTGTGCTGGTCATCGAGCCGCTGATCCTCGGTGAACCCCCATCCCGTGCGGGCGGGCTCGTGGTACTCGTCGTCCTTGCCGTAGTCGGGGCCCTCGAGCGAGTCGATGAGGCGGCAGGAAATGCCGCACTCCATGCTGCCGCAGCCGACGCAGCGCGTCGTGCGCACGTTCGGGTTCGCGCTCACAGCGCACCCGCGACTTCCAACCCGCCGCGCGCGCCGTCGAGGTAGGCGAGCGTGTAGGTGCTGTGCAGGATCAGCTCGACCGTGTCGGATTCGAGTCCGGCCATCGTGAGCATCTCGCGCGATATCTGCATGGCGCCCGAGGTCAGCTTCGCGACTTGGTAGGCGGCCTCCGACCTGTGGACGAACTCGGTCCCGGGTTTGCTCGGCGCTGCGCTGCTGGTCTTGTCCATCGGCTCCCTCCTTCGCCCGGGTGGGCGGGTTGGATTGACGATAGCAATACGTTGCCACACTGTCAAGCAGTATATTGCCACATAGCGACGAACGCGCGGCGCCGTCGGGAATTGTCTTACCGGGATGTCGGGTTAAGTCTTATGCGCTTCGTGGACGTTGCCCGCGATCGAATCGTCGAGCTGCGCCACCATGCCGCGGGCGAAGATCGGGCTGCGGCGGGCCTCGCCTGTGGTGTTCACGGCCACCGTTCGCCCTTTCAGCATCACTGCATAAGCGATGCCGATCAATTCGCCGCGCTTGGCGAGGGCGAGCAGCGCGGCCAGCGTTTCTACCGTGTCATCGGAGACGGACTCCGTGACGAGTCGAAACGGATTCATTCTCTGCGCGGCCTATCTTTCCGCGGCTCCTCACGTACCGCATCAGCAAAGACCCTGCCGCCCTTCAAGCCGCGTTCCATGAGCTTCTTCGTGTCGGCCTCTGGGTCGAACAATAGTTCCCACACCGAGATCCCGAAATACTCGGCCACTTGCATCAGATTCTCTAACGTCGGATTACTCTTCTCGCCGGCCTCGAGCATATAACCGACCGACCGCTCGGAGACCGCGGTATTCGCCGCAATCTTTTTGCGGTTGACGCCACGCTCAGCCATCAGCGTCTTCAGGCGCTTCGCCAGCACGTGTTTCGGGTGCGAATCCATGCTCCCCATCGTATCGGGGAGTGCTGGCAATTTGCTGCTTGACAGTGCGGCAGTATATTGCCATGATTCCGACATGGACTCTCCCGTAGAGCCTCCCATCCTAGATTTTGTCCGCTCGGAATTGGAGGCGCGAAAAGGGCAATGGCCCCGAATCGCAAAAGCCATGGAGCCGGACTCCTGGCGCTCGTATTACTCCTGGCTCGCGAAGGTCTCGCAGGGGCAAATCCCCGACCCGAGCGTCAAGAAAATACAGCGGCTCGCCGACTACTTCCGCGGCATCACACGCCCGGACCCCGCATCGCCTGGCGGTCCCGCGCCCGAGCAGGCCGCCGCCTGATGTTTCCGGTGGAACTCCGCACATGACGGCGGCATCTTCGGTCATTGACTCCGGGAGGTCACGGAAAAACGAATCGACGATTTTGCAGGCGCTTGCAAGGGTCGGACAGAACGAGGTCGCGCGCCGCATGCAGGTCTCGGATTCGACGGTCTCGCGTTTCAAGAACGGCGAGCTCCTTCAGTGGGCAAGTTTCCTCGCCGCTCTCGGCCTGAAGGTCGTGCCCGAGACGATGAAGTGCTACGACGCGAAGAAGCTCGACGCCATCCTCGAGCTCGCGCGCGCACACCTGAACACGATGGAGACAACCGAGCAGCTCGCTTGGGAGGGCTCCGAGTGACGCGCTTGCGGCCGCGCTGATGGGCGACGTCTACAACCAATGCCCGCGCTGCTCCGACGATCTACCTTGGGGCGCTACCTCCTGTCATTGCGGCTGGAAAAAGCGCAAGGTCGCCGGCGACAAGCGTCCGCCGCGCGAGCCTGTGCAGTGCGCGTACGAGGATTGCCGCACCGACGCCACGATTCGGGTGAAAACGCGCACAGGCTGGGCGAACTTCTGCCGCGGGCATTATGACTCCCACTGGACGCTCGAGGCGGCCCACGCGACCGCGCACATCGGCGGCACGCGCGAGAAGCGCGCCTACATTTTCGAGCAGCTGCGAGCTCTCGCCGGCCGCAAGCCCTCGCGCGACTGGATGGACACGATCAACCAGAACGGCATCGACGTCCTCATCGCGACCGGCAATCGCCGGATGCTCGACGAGCTGATCGAGCGCGGCGTGATCGAGGATGACGGGCGCCTGATACCGCCAGAGCAGCGCGGCCGGCGGCCTGCATTGCCAGCGCCGGGCGCCGAGGAGAGGGCTGCGTGAGATATCTGCGCATCAGGAACTGGTCCGAGTTTCAGCATTACAAGGACCGGGATCCGCCCTGGATCAAGCTGCACCGGACCTTGCTAGCGGACTATGAATTCTCACGCTTGCAAGATGCTAGCAAAGCGCACCTGATGCTGATTTGGCTGTTCGCAAGCCAGGCCAATGGACGAATTCCCGACGATCCGGAGTTTCTTCGCGACAAACTCTCTCTTAAAAGGCCTCCAGACTTAAAAAGCTTTATAGAACAAGGGCTACTTATACCGGAGCAAGATGCTAGCAAGGTGCTACAAACAGGCGCTAGCAACCCGCTAGCCCTCGCGCGCTCGCGAGAGGCAGAGGCAGAGGCAGAGGCAGAGGCATATAAAGCTTCAGAGACAGAAACCCCATTGTCCGGCTCGCCGCCGGACGGCGCTCAGCCCGAAAGTCCGAAAGGCAACGGCCGCACCAACACCGCCGAGGCCGAGTCCGTGCTCGAGTACCTCAACCGCGTCACCGGCCACACCTACCGATTTCGAAACCCCGCGGGGAAGCTCACCCCGAACGCCGACGTCATCATCCACCGCCTCAAGGAGGGCTACACCGGAGAGCAACTGCGCGAGGTCGCAATGCTCAAGGCCGACCAGTGGCGCGGCGACGAGAAGATGTCGACGTTTCTTCGACCCGAGACGCTCTTCTGCAAGAAGAAATTCGCGACCTACATCGGCGAGCTCGAGCTCGAGCACGAGGAGCGAGCGACATGAGCGACGAAGTGCACCACGATCCAGGTTCTGAAGTAGGCGATTCTAGAGAACCTGCGGTTATAAGCGATCAGACCGACCGCGAGCTGATCACCGGCGTTTTCTTCGACGCGAAGGGCGCGCGCCGCGAGTACGCGTACACCGCGGTCGGCTTCGCCTACGAGCGGGTCGAGCGGATGCTCAATCCGGGGCGGCACGCATGGGAGCGGCCGTGAAGATCCTCGGCATCGACCCAGGCAGCGAACAGAGCGCGTGGTGCGACCTCGTGGACGGCTCGCCGCGGCTGTCTGGGAAGTTCGACAACGCCGAGGTGCTCGCTTCGCTGCGCAACGGCGAGCCAGCGGTCGACGTCGTCGCGATCGAGATGATCGCCTCCTACGGCATGCCGGTCGGCAAGGAAGTGTTCGAGACGTGCCTGTGGATCGGGCGCTTCGTCGAGGCATGGGAAGCGCGCGGCGGGAAGACTCGGCGCGTGTACCGGCGCGAGGTGAAGCTATTCGTCTGCGAGTCGAACCGCGCGAACGATGCGAGCATCCGCGCCGCACTGATCGACCGATTCGGGCCGGGACGCGAGCGCGCGATCGGGACCAAGCGCACGCCGGGGCCACTCTACGGCGTGAAGGGCGATGCCTGGAGCGCACTCGCCGTCGCGCTCACCGCCGCAGGTACGCCAGCACCAGCGCCGCTCTTTCGCGAGACCAAAGCCGCAGCGCGCGCAGAGCAATCCGCGGAGCCGCCGTTTTGAGCGTCGCCAAGCGCAAAAAAACCGGCGGCCGCAAGGCGGGCACGCCGAACAAGACCACGGGGCAGCTCAAAGAGATGATCCTGCGCGCGCTCTCCGATGTCGGTGGGCAAAAATATCTCTCGAAATGCGCTGAGGAAAACCCAGTCGCTTTCCTCGCCCTTTTGGGCAAGGTGCTGCCGATGCAGGTGGCCGGATCCGGAGACAAAGAACTGCTGGTGCGCTTTGTTGATTGAGCTTCCGGCTAACGGATGGCGCCCGCGTCCGTATCAGCGAGCGCTGTGGGATTACCTGAAGCACGGAGGCCGCAATGCTGTGGCGGTATGGCATCGGCGCGCCGGCAAGGACGAGATCGCACTTCACCACACGGCTAAGGCCGCGCACAAGAGAGTCGGGAACTACTGGCACATGCTGCCGGAGGCTTCTCAGGCGCGCAAAGCAATTTGGGACGCGATCAACCCGCACACGGGGCGCAAGCGCATCGACGAGGCGTTCCCGTTCGAGCTTCGGCGCAAGACCGTAGATCACGAAATGAAGATCGAATTTCACGTCGGCTCGATCTGGCAGGTGGTCGGCTCGGACAACTTCAATTCCTTGATCGGCTCGCCACCGGTTGGTGTCGTCTATTCGGAATGGGCAGTGGCGGATCCGAGGGCGAACGGGTTTTTGCGTCCGATCCTTGCAGAGAACGGCGGCTGGTCGCTTTTCATCTACACCTCGCGCGGCTACAACCACGGGTTTTCGACCTACGAAGCAGCGAAGAAAGACCCGACGGCGTTTGCCCAACTGCTGACCGCTGACGACACCTCGGTGTTCTCAAGGGAACTCCTGAAAAACGAGCGCCGCGCCTATCAGGAGGAATACGGAAAGCACGAAGGCGACGCGCTTTTCCGGCAGGAATACTACTGCGACTTCAGCGCCGCGAACATCGGCGCGATTCTCGGTCGCTACATTGAGGACGCCGAGAAGGATGGGCGCATCACCGACGACTTGGAGATCGAAAAGGACGGCGCACCCATCGAGGTTTCAGGAGACATCGGCTTTCGCGATGCCGCCGCATGGTGGTGGTGGCAGCCGCGCTATGACGGATTCGCGCTCATCGACTACGACGAGGACATTGGCATGGACGCGCAGGAGTGGATCCCGCGCTTGGAATCCAAGGGATATGAGATCGGGAAGATCTGGCTGCCGCACGACGCATTGTCGAGAAACATGGCGTGGCGGCACAGCGTGTTCGAGCAGTTCTCAAGTCACTTCGGTCCGAACCACGTCACCGTACTGCCGCAGGGTTCCATTCAGGACCGCATCAATGCGGCGCGCACGGTGAGCCGCGACTGTTATTTCCATCGCTCGCGCACGGCTGATGGGTTGAACTCGCTGCGATCCTGGCAGTACGCATACGACCAAGAGCACCGGGTGTATTCCAAGCAGCCGCTTCACGACTGGGCGTCGAACGGAGCGGACGCCTACAGCTACGGCGCACAGGCGATGAAGGAGCGCAAGCGCGCCGAGCGACCGGCGAGGTTCAAAAATCTTCCAACAGAAAGGAGCGGCGAATGGCTGCTGACCGAGGCCTGGAAGGGCCACCCGATCCCGGGGCGATCGACATACCGGATGGAGTGACGCCGGAGCAGGCGCGGGTCGGTGAGATCGCGCGCCAGCACGTCGAGCGGCACCTGAAGGCGCGGCGCGTACTCGACATGGACGAGCTGGCCGAGCTCGCCGATACGCGCCCGCGGCTGGAGAAGGAGTTTCGCCTGCCGGGCGACCCGAACCCGCGCAACAAGGTGTTCTTCTTCTCGATCGACGGCACAGTTCGCGGGGAGCGCCTCACCGGGTGCCTGTTCGCCGGAGAGTGCATGGTGGTGCAGGCCGAAGGTTTCGAGCGGGCTAACGCCATCGCCAAGGAAGGCCTGCGGGACACGGTCGAGCTCGCGCTTGAATTCTGGGAGGAGCAGAATCGGCTCGTCATCGCCTCGCCCGCGAGCGCAATCACGGTCGACGTGGGCGGGGGGCGCGCCGCGGCGAATCCAAAGCAGCCCGACCTCGCGACCGACCCAAAGATGCGCGCGATGATTGAGCACCTAATCGGCGGGAAGAAGTGGCGGCATTGAGCCCATGGAGTATCGCCTCGCGCAGGGCGCTCTCCGGGCCCTGCGGGACGATCATCGACGTCCTTCCATGCGTCTCAAGCGTCGCCTGGGCGGTAAAGGAATTGCTGCGGCCGCTCGCTGCGCACTGCGCAAGTCTCCCAAAGCACAAGCACGCGAAGAGCGGAGCGACACATGGCGGCGGCCATGGGAAGGGAGCGCTCTGGAAACGCCCTCACAGATGCCCTTGAAGACCGGGGGGCTTTATCAAGTCGCCGAAAGGCCGCAGCATGCGGACCTAGCATCGCCCGCGCTCACGCGAACAGGAGACCACCGATGGGCATGAAGCCGAACCTCGTGCAAGGCAATCCCGCCGCGAAGCGCAAGAATTCGCCGGCACCTCTCGCCAAGAGCAAGCGCACGAACCTCTCGCAAACGGTGCCGACCGCGAAGAAGAGGAACGTGCCGACGCCCTACGCGAAGAACCGCGAGGCGCAGACCATTCGGCTGACGCCCACGAACGTCCCGCCGCGAGATCTGCCCGACGACGCTCGCATCCATCGTGAGTTGACGACCGGCTCGCGCTCGAACAGCCACAACCGCAGCGGTCGCTGATGGCCTCGGCGCCGCGCGTTCGCTACAGCAATCCGGCCCCGGCCGGCGGGGTGTTTCGAGCGGCGCGCTCCGCGGGCATGCAAGGAAGAAGTCTTGATACCGCGTCGAACCGGCGCCTGAAGCTGAACGAGGCGCTGACGAAGTTCAAGTCCGCGGTCGGAGGAAAGTAGGACAGAGCAGTGAGCGCGCGGCGGCGCGCCGAAGTGTAGCTGGCGGCGCAGCAGAACCGTCTTAGTTCTGCGGCTTGGCCGGGGCTTTCTCGGCCAACTTAGGAGCGTCACCAATGAGCATCAAGCAGAAAAGCCTCGGAAGCGTTTCATCCGCCGCCCGCGGCATCCTCATCACCTCGGGCACGAACGCGACCCCGATCGTCGCCACTGTCACCGCCGGCCACCGGCTCAAGAACGACGATCGCATCGCCATCGCGGGCGTAACCACGCTCACGAACATGAACGGCGACTGGTCGCTCGACGCCGTGGGCGCCACCGCGGCGACGCTGCGCGGATCGGTCGGCAACGGCGCTTTCGCCGGCACCGCAGTCGTCGCGGCCCTGTGCGATCGCACGCCGTTCAACGCTCGACACTCCGCAATCGCGATGATCAACCAGCCCTCGGGCGCGGTGTTGGTCGGCACGGTCGTGTTCGAGTACGCCGACTCGGTCGACGCGACGCAGTTCTACAACACCGTCGCCGGGGTCGCGACGGCCGGCTTCGCCTCGGCCCTGCAATCGGGCGAAATCGCGATTCCCGCGGCGACGGCGGGACAGGGCATGTCGGTCGAGGTGTCGCTCGCGCGCTACATGACGTTCCGGGCCTCCGCCTACACCTCGGGCGTGGCCGGCGCCGTGCTGATGGCCTGATGCAGGGGCGCGTCATCCTTCCGGGTGAGGTCGGCTCAACCATCGGGCCGCGCCTCACCGTGGACGGGCTGCGCGACATGATCCAGGACCTGCGCCGCCGAGGCGAGAGGATCCCGACGGTCATTGTGGTATCCGAGCGAGATCGGCGAGACCTGAACCAGGACCTGCTCGCGGCCAGCGTTGCGCCAGTCGCAAAGGAAGATCAGCGCCCCGAGCACGACGGCCACGCCATCGCGATCATCGAGGGCGTGATGATCGTCTCTCACCATGACGTTGCACGCGGCAAGGCGAAGCTCGTTTTCGGCCCGGTCGTCGACCAGAACAAGGCCGGCACCGGGAAGATCATCGTGTGGGGTCCAACGCCGAAGTTGGCATATGACGCGCTGATGAAGAAGGTTCTGTCGTAGCTGTGGCCGAAGACGTCATTTCCCAGCCCGGCGGCGCCGGCACCGCGAAGGACGCGGCGGCGCGCACGCAACAGGACGACCGCCACAAGCCCGGCTTCGAGCCCACCCAGGAAGAAAAGGACGCGGTCAAGGTCTGGCTGGAGCGCGTGCAGCGCGCTGAGAACAATCCCGAGTTCAAGGAATGGGTCGAGCTGCTCGCCGAGCTGCGCGGCTACGTCGCCGGCACCAAGCACGACGACAAGACGAACAAGAAGCTGGTGCGCACGAACATGGTCTACGCGACCATCGCCGCAGCGATCCCGGAGATTTACGCGAAGAATCCTGACATCGGGGTGACTCCAACAGACGCTGTGCCCGAGGCGCAGATGGGCAACATGAAGAAGTTCGCCCAGACCGCGGAGAAGGTGGTGCACAAGATGCTGATCGAGGAGGGGCGCCTGAAGCGCCGCTCGAAGGCCAACATCCGCTCAGCCAGCACGACCTCGATCGGCGTGCTGAAGATGACCTACCAGAAGGAATACCGCGGCGATCCTCTCATCATCCACCGGATCGATGACACCCAAGACCAGCTCGCCAAGGTCGAGGCGTTGATCGAGCAGTTGAAGAAGGAGGACGATCCGACCGAGCTCGCCCGCAAGCGCGATGAACTGCGCGCGAATCAGAAGGCGCTAGCCGCACACGACGAGGTGAAGATTTTCAAGGGTTTTGCGGTCGACCGGCTGAAGTCCGAGGATTTCCTGCTGCTCGATGAAGCAATTGTCGAGTTCGACGAGTATGTCGACGCCCGTGCTCTCGGTCAGCGCACATGGCTTACCGTCAACCAGGCAGAGCAGCTCTTCCAGATGAAGATGGAAGGCGCGACGCGCTACGGCAGACCGCGCTCGGATGACAAGACGGCGAACGCGAACCCGGAGAACACGCCCGCGGGCGAGATGTTCGTCTGTGCGGTCGAGGTCTGGGACAAGGAAAACGGCGTAGTCCGCACGGTCGTCAAGGGCATGAACCGCTGGGTGCGCGAGCCCTACGCGCCGCCGCACGCGTCGCAGCGCTGGTATCCGTTCTTCATCCTCGCCTTCAACGTCATCGAGGGCCGCTGGCGGCCGATTTCGGATGTCGAGCTGCTGAAGGGGCTGCAGGACGAATACAACACGACGCGCACGAATTACGCGGACATCCGCGAGAAGGCCGTGCCGAAGCGGATCATTCGGAAGGGCGGCGGTCTCGCCCCCGAGGATGTTAAGAACATCATCGACTCGGGAAATAAGGACTGGGTCGCGGTCGAGGGGCTTCCGACCACGCCGATCAGCAACGACGTGATGGACCTGCCCGGGCAGAAGATCGACCCGGCCGCCTACGACACGACGCTCATAAACCGCGACATGGACCTCGTCGCCGGGCGCTCGGATGCCTCCCGCGCTGCGATGATCAAGCCGAAGACCGCTACCGAGGCCGAGATCATGCAGGAGGCGATGTCGACGCGCACCGCCGAGCGCCGCGACACGAACGAGGACCTGATGAGCGAGATGGGCGAGGCCGCGCTCGAGATCGCGCTCCAGGACCTGACGCGGGCCGAAGCCATGCAGCTCGCGGGCGAAGATTGCGAGTGGCCCGAGGCGCCGGAATCGGTCGAGAGCGTGTTCCGCCAAGTCGTCGTGCGCGTGCGCGCCGGGTCCACCGGCAAGCCGAACCAGGCGCAGGAGCGCGAGCAGTGGGGGAAGCTGCTGCCGCAGATTTCCGAGGCGATGAAGCAGGTGGCAGAGCTGCGCACGCAGGGCGACTACCGGATGGCGGACGCGGTCGTGGAGCTCCTGCGCGAGACGCTGCGCCGGTTCGACGAGCACCTCGACCTGGATGCGATCATTCCGCCGATCGAGCGCGACGAGAACGGGCAGCCGAAGGCGCAGCAGCAGGCCGCGATGGAGCTCGTGCAGCTCAAACAGCAGCTCCAACAAATGCAGGAGGAGCTCGCGAAGTGCCAGCAGGATCTACAGAAGGCGCAGGCCGGCGAGCAGTCGAAGATGGCGCAGATCGAGGCCGACAAGGCGATCAACATCGCGCGCGAGACCTCCAAGGCTCAGGAGGAAGCGCAGGCGGCGGCCCGCGCGAGCGCCGAGCGCATCGCGCAGGAGGAGACGGCGCGCCAGGAAGCAGCGCAGAAATCGGCGGCCGAGCAGGCCAGGGCCGGCGCCGACCAGGCGCGCACGCACGCCGAGGACGCGCAGCACCAGCGCGAAGTCTGCGCAAAGCTCGATCTCGACAAGCACACCGCGATCCTCAAGGCAGCGACGCAGCTGCTCGGAGACCAGATCGCCGCCGCTGCCGCGGCGCGCACGAAAGACGCTGCGGCGCAGGATGCGGCCGAACAGGAAGCCTTCAGCGAGCAGCGCATGGGCGCGCTGATCGGAGACTTGCAGAAAACCATGGACGCGCTCGGAAAGTCCTTCGACGACATGCTCGCCGAGTCTAAGGGCCGCACGAAGATGATCGGCGACCATTTGCAGGCGCTGCAGTAATGGCAGCCCCGAGCGCGTTCCAGTTCTACGCGGAGAATTTGAACGTGTTGAAGGCTACGGACTTGGCCGGCGCGACGATCAAGATGCTGCTGACGACCTCGGCCTACACCCCGGACTCGGACAATGTCGGCAATCTCGCTCTCGCCGACGTCACGAACGAACTTGCGAACGGGAACGGCTACACGACCGGAGGGGTTGCGCTTTCAGCACCCACGATCTCGGACTTCTCGACAACGGGCTACAAGTTCTCTACCGGGAATGCGGTGTGGACCGCGAGCGGCGCCGGTATCCCGGCTTGGCGCTACGGCGTGCTCTACGTCGTCGGCTCGCTGTGGGGAATCACCTCGCCGCTGCTCGCATTTTTCACGGGCGACTCAGCACCAGCGGACATTCCGCTGACCGCGGCGGGCAACTCCCTTCAAGTCACCTGCCCAGCTAACGGCTGGTTCACGATTACTAGGACTTGATGATGGGCATGACTGAAATCAGTTGTCGGCCGGATGTCGGTCGCACCGTCTCGAGCTGCGAAGTGTGCGGAATGGAGTGCCGATCGAACATCGTTCGCGTCGGAGGAAGGATCAATCTGCACCGGCACAGCTATGACCACCTCGTTCTGGTGATGGCGGGCTGGTTCGATTGCGAGACCGTTGCAAAGGATGGAGTGCGCGAGATTTTTCAGGTCGCATCGTCAGAATTTTCTACCGAAGACCCGACGTTTAATTCAAGGGGGAATCGCATCGTGATTCCCGCTTGGTCTAAGCATACGTTCGTGCTGCGTGGTGCTAAAGAGGTGGGAGAAATACTTTGTATATGGCCTAAGGAGAGTCTCTGATGGCAATCGCCGTCAATCCCGTCCACATTCTGAGGATGCTGCTGCAGGCGGACACTCTGCTCTCGAACCTGCAACGTGATATGCGCAATAACGCGCTCAGTTGGAAGGCCATCGCAACGGCTCAGGCTCTTACGGTGGCAACGCTCGCAGAGCAGATGAATTCCGCTGCTGTCACTTATCAGGGGAATCTCGATTTGATTACCACCGCTCAGGCAGACACCGTCAATTGGAACAAGATCGTGACGATGTGGGGAATCCTGGGCGGTACAGGCGCAGACTTTACCAACATCATGAATACGCTCAGCGCGGTGGCGAGCCAGCTCGGGCCGGCGGACAAATCCACGTATGCCGCAATCATTTCCGATTGCGATCAGATCATCGCGGCGGTGAACGCGCCGTTGAGCTTATGGCCGGAGTGATGCCGTGTCCTTGCCGCAGAACGTAAATTTTCGCTCGACGCTTGCGTTCGTGACCGATGGGGCTAACACATTCTGTGAGCGTGCTGTAGGTGGTGTAGCAGATTACCCAACCGTTACCGCCCAAGGAAATAACGTCGGCTGGGAAAGCGGGTCAGGGTTCGCTGGTCTCAATGGCAACGCCGCAAATGACCCGAGGATAGCTGGGTTGAATGTATGCAGTGTGGGTGGAGTATTTCGAATTGATCTTCCGGCCCCTGGTGCATATCCCATTCGAATCGCTGTTGGCGACAAACAATACGCATCCGCAACCTCACTGCAAATAAAAGACACAACTACCCCCGTTGGGATCGAGATCACCGGGGCGACAAGTGCCCCGCAGCGATTCAAGGACGCAGAGGACACGGAACTCTCGCAGACGACGTGGCCGAGCAGCAACGTTGCCGAGAATTTGACCTTTGTGACCACCATCGCAAGGTTTGTTGACAATGTGGGGGGCTCTCCGCTTGCGCATATCAGCGTAGGCGCTGCCATACCTGTTACCACAAAAATAATCGCCCTGGTTGTGGCTCGTAGGCTTACCGATAGGCCCGGAGAAATTGAATTCACAATCGAGTGGACGTTGTCAGTCCGCGGGGAAGTGAACGGTACGGTATCTCTCCTGCAAGATGCAGCCTTTGCCACAGATGCCGCTATCACGGCAGCGCTGCGCGCGCAACTCGCTGCGTACGTCAGCATTGCAACCGGACAGTCTTTTGTCGCTTCAGATGTTCGCGGGTTGTCTTACGGATAAAAGGAAAGCACATGGCTGGCAATACCTACGCAGATATAAGGGCAGGCGGCAGACCGCCACTCGCCAACCTTACGGCGGTGACGGCCACGGTCGAGACGATCCTGTGGAACGTCACGAACTACACGCGTATAGAGGCGAACGAATCCGAGCCCGGAATGATCTGGAAAATGTGGTCCGGCGGAATCGTCACGACCGGCGCTTCCGGCACGCTCACCATCACCCCGCGGGTCGGCCTCACCGTTGCCGCAGGCATTACGCTGGGAGCTTCGGGCGCGCAAACCGTCCCCGTTAGCCTGACGAACGTGCCTTGGGAGATGTCCTTTACGCTGGTCTGTCGCTCGGTCGGAGCACCCGGAACGAACTCGACCTTCATCGGCACCGGGACGTTCTCCATGTCCGGCACCCTTGCCACGGCCGGTAGCGGGATGAACGTAAACTTCGGCGGGACTGTTGCGACCGCAGATGCCTCCATTCTCACCGGGCTCTGTATCGGCTGGACGCTGTCGGTCGCCGGGTCTGTCACGCCGCAGTACGTTTTTATGCAGCGGTACAACTGATGCCGGTGCCGGTAAGCAGCTTTCCCGGTAGCGGACCCGGCGGGCCCAATGGTCCCACGTCGTACCCGCGCACTTTTTCGCGCTTCAGGATCACAGGCATCACCAAGGACTCCTCCAACGTGCCGATTCCAGGATGCACTGTCGAGGTGTACGAGTTCGTTCCCGGCGTTGAATTCCCGCCTTCTGAGCCGCACGGCCAACTGCGCGGCTCGACGGTGTCCGACGCGAACGGCAGCTATACGCTGGACGTTACAAGCCTAGAAACCGGACTTCAATTCCGGTGCGTGGCGAAAGACCCGACCGGCCTGCTTATGGGGGTGACTCTTGCGCTCGATTCAATCGGGCCTACGGAAGTCATAGCGGAATAGAACGTGCCTGATATTTTCCTATACACCGGCGAGCCGAATCCGAGCGATATAAAGCTGCGCGATCCGACATTCGCCGCTGGCGGTGGCGGTGGCACGACAACGCTATCCCCTACGGAGGGGGCAATCACCGTCGCCGGCGTAGTGGCGGCGCTGGTCCTCGCCCTTGCGCCGTCTCCGGGATCAATAGCGGTTGATGGGAACACCCCGAGCATCACGCAGGCCCTCGCCCCCACGACGGCGCAGGTAGTCGTAGCGGGACAAACGCCAAGCCTACTCAGCGCGTTCAGCCCTTCTCCTGCCGCGGCGGTCGTCTCCGGCGAGACACCTTCGATCACGCAGGCGCTGATCCTCTCGCCAGCCGAGGGAGCGATAAGCCTCGACGGTCAAGTACCGGCAATGTTGTTCTCGCTGTCGCCGGACAGCGCATCGGTTCTCGTCGATGGGATGGTGCCGACATTGCTCGGCGTGTCTCAGCCGGCCTCCCAGGGCGATGGCGGCGCGCGCTGGCCGCCGCTCAAAGCCAAAGCGCCGAAGCGCCACCCGAGTTATGCGAAATACAAGCTGCACCCAGAGGAGATCCTGCGCCAGCAGCGCATGGTCGAGGAGTATCTCGCCTCGCTCGAAAGCAAGGCGCCCACGGCCCAGGAACCGCACAAGAAGGCGCCAACATTTACCCCCGCGCTCGCGCGAGCCGCGGCGGATGTGCAGCTCGTCAAGGTCGTTCGTGCCGCAGCGGAGGCGCGCGACCGGGAACTGGCTGCTCTGGAGTTGCGCCGGCGTCGGCATCTGACGCTCGCACTCCTGCTCGCGCTCGACTGATTGGAGCTGGCACATGAAAATATTCGGCGAATGGTGGAATCTACGGGAGGAGGAAGGCGATGGGACGGAAGGCGCAGCGGCAGGCAGTGAAACGCCAGCGGATCAGCCCGGGAGCGATGGCAATCGTGGGGGACAATCGCCGGATGGCGCTCCTGCCGACGCTGATGCCGGAACTGGCGAAGGCGCTGGGGCTGGCGACAAGGCCAAACTGGGCGAGCCGAAGGACATGCTCGACGCCATCACCAAGGGCCTCGAAAAAACAGCGCACAAGGTAGAGGACAAGCCCGCCAAGAAGCCCGAGAACGATGCGGCCGCAGCCGCGGCAAAGGCAGCCGCCGACAAGCACCCGAACGGCACCCCGAAGAAGAACGAGAAGGGCGAAGCCCTCGACCCGGCGGGCAAGGTCGTCCCGAAGCAGGCGAAGACCGCGGCCGAGCTCGACCTCAAGCCCGAGGAGCTGAAGACGCTCGGGCCGAAGGCGCAGGCGCGCTTCCAGGAGGTGATTTCGACCCTGAAGGAGCGCGAGACCGCCATCGCCCAGCTCACCGAGTCGAACAAGACGCTCGGCGAGGCGCGCGACAGCATCGTCAGCGTGCTCGAGGAAACGCACACGACGCCAGACCAGCTCTCGGCGTACCTCGAATTCAACCGGATGCTGCAATCGAACGACCCGAAGGAGGTCGAGCACGCGCTCGAGATCGTCGAGCGGCAGCGCGCGGCGCTCTACAAGGTGCTCGGGCGCGAGCCGGCGGGCGGGGACCTCGACCTGCTGGCCGAGTTCAAGGACTTGCAGGACGACGTCTCCGAATCGCGGATCACGCGCGAGCGCGCCCTCGAAATCGCCAACGCCAGGCGGGAGCGCGCGGTGAATGAACGCCGCGGCGAGCAGCAGCGCACCCAGCAGCAGACCGCAGAGCAGCGCAAGCAAGTCTCCGAAAAGGCCGTGAAGGACATCGAGACCTGGACGGCCGGCCTCGCCGCCAAGGACATCGACTTCAAGGACAAGGAAAAGGCCCTGCTTGAACAAGTCGACGAAGTGTTCAAGACTTACGCCCCAGAGAAGTGGCTCGACACCCTGAAGCTGCTGTACCGGGGAATCAAGGTCACGAAGCAGGCAGCGTCGCAGCCGGGCAATGGAAATCAGCCCATCCGTCCGAGCGGCGCGAAGGGCGGCACGAAGGCCCCGCAGAACATGTTCGAAGCAATGTGGGGGGCCGAAGCGCCGAAGTAGCAGGCTGATCGCCGGGTTCGCCGCCGGCATGGCTGAACGCGGGTTCGCCGCCGTGGACTGGAAAGCGGTTCGTCACCGCCGAAGCGTCGTCAGGACGCACATTCCAATTCACGGAGGTTTTGTCTTGCCGCGTAAGCTTCAGCCGGTCAGAACCTGCACCCGTTGCGGATCATCGACGAACGAGTTCTATCTCGCGTCGAAAGTCTCTGACGGCAAATCGTCGTGGTGCAAGCCGTGTTTCCGTGATTACCGGCGCGAGCGGTATGTCGCCGATCCCGGACTCAAGGCGAAGCGCTATTCGCAGATCTCAGACTGGGCGAAGGCCAATCCGGAAGCTGTTCTCGCGCGCGTGAAGCGCTACCAAGCGCGGCACCGCCAGCGCGTGCTCGAAAGTGCGCGCGCATCATCGAAACGTCGCATCGCCAAATTGCTCGCCAAGAATGCGAAACGCCGCGCGGCGAAACTGCGCGCGACGCCGTCTTGGGCAAATACGTTCTTCATCGAGGAGATTTACGACCTCGCGCAACGGAGGACGAAGCATCTAGGCGAGAAACACGTCGTCGATCACATCATCCCGCTAAAGCATCCACTTGTGTGCGGGCTGCATGTCGAGAGCAACTTGCGTGTTGTGCCGCAGCTAGTGAACGCGGCCAAGGGCAATTCCTTCCTTCCACTCTGAAGGAGAATATTTTGCCCTTTACCAGTCAGGAAATTACGGACGCCGGCAAGATCGGTCTCGATTTCTACCTGAAAAACGAGCCGGTCGACCAGGTGTCGATCGAACGTCCGCTCCTCAAATACCTGTCCGGCAAGAAGGCGAGCGCGCCGGGCGCGAAGCAGTACATCGTCGAGCAGCTGCGCGTGCGCTACCAGTCGAACTTTCAGTGGTTCAACGGCGCGCAGATCGTAACCTACAACCGCCGGCAATCGGTCGAGCAGGCGAACTACGCCTGGCGCGCCGCGCACGACGGGTTCTCCCTGGACGAGGATCGTCTCATCCAGAACGGTATTTCCGTCTCCGACGACGGGCCCGGCGGGAACGCGAGCGACGCCGAGCGGCTGCAGCTCACGAACCTGCTGAAGGAGCAGGCCGAGATCCTGCGCCTGGGCTTTCAGGAGAAGTTCAGCCAAGCGCTGCACCTGGACGGCACGCAGTCGGCCGACGCGATCACCGGCATCGACGCCATGATCAGCCTGACGCCCACCACTGGCACTGTCGGCGGCATCGACGGCTCGCTTGCGGCGAACGCCTACTGGCGCAACTATGCCCAGACTGGCCTCACCTCCACCACCACCACCGGCACCATCCTCGACTTCATGGAAACCGGGTGGCGCGCGTGCGTGAGGAACGGCGGCAGACCGGACTTCATCGAGGCGGGTTCGACCTTCATCGACGGCTTCCGGAACTTCATGCTGAAGACCTTCGGGCGCATCGACTTCGACGCTGTGTCGGAGCGCACGATCGAGGGCGGCACGCGGATGCTGTCGTTCCACGGGGTCACGATCCTGTGGAATCCGGAATTCGCCGACCTCGACACGCTCTACGCGCCGGCGACGGCCTGGGAGAAGCGCTGCTACTTCATCAACGGGCGCCATCTCAAGCTGCGGCCGATCGACGGGCAGGACATGGTGACACGCAAGCCACCGCGGGCCTATGACCGCTACGAGTACTATTGGGGAATCACATGGCGGGGTGCCGAGTCTTGCAACAGGAGGAACGCGCAAGCGGTTTTAAGTGTGGCATAAGTCCTATTAGATAGAACTTTTGTGTGTACGTGAGCCCGCTTTTGAAGCGGGCCTTTTCAACCTCAAGCGGGGGTAGCACATGACGAAGCTGGATCCGGCAGTAGAGGAAGCCGCGAGTGCGTGGCACGACAAATGGTGCGAGCGCATGTTCTCCGAAGGGTGGTCCTACGGCGAGGTCGAGGACTCGGTCGCTAAGACCGATCCCCGGCTCGTGCCGTACAAGAAGCTGACCGCCGAGCAGAAAGAGGCGGTCAGGAGCGCGGCCGCGGAAGGCCCAGTCGGGGAAGAGCCCGCCGCGGAAAAGCCCGCTGCGGATGCCGAGGACGAGTACGCCGCCGCGGCCAAAGCCGGCACCCCGAAGGTCGCGCTCGTCGGGAAGTATTCCGACCGCATCCCGGTGCAGTTGAAGAGCAAGGCGCATCTCGACCAGCTCATGCGCGAGCACGTCGGCAATGTGGAGGTGCAGGACGCGCCTACCGTTGCCGGCGCCAGCGCGGAACAAGGCTTTCCGGCCGGACCGCATCTGGACGCTCCGGCGGCCGATCACCAGGTGAAATCATGACCACGCGCATCTTCCTGAACGTCAGGCGCGGCATGACCGACGCGACCGCCGTGTGCGTCTATCCGTGGGAGAAGCGGGTCCTCGAGCTCGTGCACGGCCAGGATGTCGAAGAAGTCACGATCGACGAGATGGCCGACGTCAAGGACGGCGTCGTGAAGAAGGAGCGCGTGCGCGTGCACGGGCACCTCCTGCAGGGCCCTGACCTGCGCCAGCAGCTCGAGGCCATGGCCTACGTCGACCCGGAGGAGGACCCGGCGCTCGATCCGGCCAGCGAGTACAACCGCCTCGCGGAAAAGTACGGCGCCGACAAGGAATTCCCGATGCTCGTCGTCGAGCGCATCTACGGGCAGTTCGACTCCGGCGGTTTCGCCAAGGTGCTCAAGGAGTTCTCGGAGGAGAGCGCGCCCAAGCCCTCGCATCTGAAGGCCTCCGACGAAGGCCTGCTCACCCCGCCCAACAAGATGAAGGTCGGCGAGCTGCGCCAGGCGTTGACCGAGCGCGGCGTCGAGTGGGACGTCTCCGAGGGCAAGAAGGAGTTGCGCGAGAAGCTCGAAGGCGCTCTGGTCGAGTAGACCATGGCGCGCCAGTACAGGACGCTCGGAGAGCTTCGCGCGGAGATGCGCGCGATGGTGGGCTCGGGCGCCTCTGGGGCTTCCGCCGGGGTGAACGCGACCATCATCGACACGCACCTGCGCGAGGCGCAGACGCTCCTGTACTGGACCCACGATTGGGCGCACCTGCGCAGGTACGAGATCAAGCAGATCGGCGCGAGCCAGACGCTGATCGACTATCCGACCTGGTGCAACCCCGATCGGGTGAAGTGGATCAGTGTGCTGCGCGGCACCGTATGGTCGCCGCCGCTGCGCAAGGGCATCACGTCTTCGATGTACACCTATCAGGCGAACGTGAGCTGGCCGCAGCGCTGGGAGCCCTACGCGCAGATCGAAATCTGGCCGATGACCGACCAGCAGTACTCCCTGCGGATCATGGGAATCCAGTCGCTCGGTTCGTTCAACGTCGACGCCGATCGAGCGACCGTGGAAGACAGCGCGATCAGCATCGGCGCGACGGCTACGCTCAAGGCCCACTATCGTCAACCCGATGCGGGTATCCATCAAAAGATATGGGACGCGCTGCTCGTGAAATTGAAGGCGAAAAGCTGGGGCCAAGACGTGTTCAAGCCGGACGACTGGAGCGAGATGGAACCGCTCGCGAAGCCGGTAACCGTGTGAGGTGATCAGATGTTTTGGCATAAGGGCGACTACGAAACCGTAGCAGCGAGCCAGTCCGATCAGGTTCTCGGCGCGACCGGAGCTGTCGGCGACTGGCTCGAGCAAATTGTTTGCGTGGTGGCGACGGCCGCGACCGCTGCGGTGTCGATCAAGGACGGGAACGGCTCAGCGATCTCCGTGTTCCCGAATAGCCCGGGCGGTGGGATCGGGACGTACACGATTTCAATCCAGATGCGTGCCGTCAACACGACCACCCCTGGCTGGAAAGTCACGACCGGCGCGGGCGTTTCCGTTATCGGCGTCGGTTCCTTCACCTGATCCATGCCGGTCATCTCCTTCGACGACTTCGCCGGAGGCTTGGACGTCAGGCCGCTGCAGTTCATGTCGCGCCCGAACATTCTGAGGGTGCTGCAAAACGCCTACGTCACCACCGGCAAGACGATCAAGAAGCGCCCCTGCCTGCAGAGCGTAGCGACGCTCGAGGCGGGCACTTTCGGACTGAAATCGTTCAAGGGGAAGCTGCAGACCTTCTACGGTCAGGGCGCGGCGATCGTGCATGCGAATACGCTTTTCCAGGCGAACCGCGTGCCGCACTGGACCTCGGGCGCCTCGCCGACGAGGATCCACTACGCCGATCAGTACAACGCGATCCTTTATGTTGTGGCCGAGTTCGCTGGTCCGGTATACCGGCACTACTACCTCGACGACCCGGGCGCTTGGCAGGCCGTCCACGCCTACTCCGCGAACGTTTTCTCGCGGCCGACAGTCGCGAACGGCTTTCGCTACGAGGTGACGGCGGGCGGCGGCGGGAACTCGGGCGGCGCCGAGCCGATATGGCCGACGACAGTCGGGAATACCGTCGCCGACGGTGCGCTGACCTGGACCTGCCGCACCTTCGCCATTACCGACACCAACTGCCCGCACACGAAGCCGGTCGTCAAGCAATCGCAAAAGATGTTCGCTGCCGGCACCGATGGGACGACCGTGCGCTACTGCAAGACGGGCGACCCGCGCGACTGGACCGCGGTGAGCGATGCCGGTTTCCTGCCGGTGGGGCTCTACGCTCGCGGATCCGACCAGGTGACCGGGCTCGGGCTCTACGGCAATCGCAACATCGCCGTGTTCTTCTCCGACAACAGCCAGCTCTGGCTCGCCGATCCGAACCCGGCGAACATGACGCTCTCATGGAACATCGAGGGCGTGGGGACGCTCTTCGCGAAAGCCTCGGGCCCGGTGTCGCATGATCTCTTTTTTCTCGCGCAGACCGGCTTTCGCTCGACCTCGGTGCAACAGCTCACGAACAACGTGCAGGAGGCCGACATCGGGAGTGCGATCGACTCGCTCATCCGCGCCGGCATCGCATCGACCGACGATCCCCTGTCGATCTACTACCCGAAGCTCGGGCAATTCTGGTGCATCAACGGGAACACGGTGTGGGTCTACTCGTTCTCGCGGGCATCGAAGATTTCCGCCTGGAGCAAGTTCACCATGCCGTTCACGATCGACGACGCCACGGTTCTCAATCAGGAGCTCTACGTGCGCACGGGCGACGATGTGTACAAGGTCACCGACGCCGTGACGCGGGACGGGGTGTCCTCGATCCCGCTGGTCGACGTGAAGATGTACTTTCAGGACGGCAAGCGCCCAGGCGTGCTCAAGCAGTTCACCGGGGCCGACTTCATCGGCACGGGCACGCCGACGATCAGCTACGAGTTTTTCGATTCAGGCCTGCAGCGGATCCTCGAGACCGCGGGGTACGAGTATCCGGCGGTGACGGAGCCTGGGAACCTGCCTCCGGTCGAGCTGATCACGACGCGGATTGCGCCGCACATGACGCATCAAAAAGACGAGGCCTTCGAGATCGGCTCGCTCCTGTTGTATTACGAGAGCGAGGGGGTCACGTGATCGTGCGCTGGCTCACCGTCGATCTGGCGCGCGCTCTCATCCCGCACTTGGGCGAGCGCGACAGAGCGGAGATCATGCGCCGCTACCCGGACCTGGAGCGCTGGGCGCGGAGCCGGTTCGAACTCTCAGCGATCGGCTTGGCTCTGCTGCGCAATGACGATGTGCTCGCGATCGGCGGCATGATTTTCGAGGGCGAAACCGGCGTCCTGTGGATGGCTGGGCGCGAAGGCTGGACGCGACATGTGAAGCATGCGATTCGCGTCTTTCGCGAGATCAGGGGCTCTGGGATCGTGAAGCGCCTCGAATGCAGGGTGTGCGCGGACAACCCGCGCGCGCAGGATTTCGCGCGTCGGCTGGGATTCACGCCGCTTGGCACTGACGGTGGATTCGTCTCCTATGGGATGGCGCTATGAACTTCGGCATCCTCGGATGGATCCTCTTCCCCGGCGTGCGCCTGACGCCGCATTTCGGCGGCGACGGAGATAGCGGCGCAAGCGGCGTTCGAGCGCAGCAAGACGACGAGCGCAAGGCGGCGCTGCGCCAGAGAATCGACCGGCTCTACGGTATCAGCTCGCCGGTGACGAAATACCGTCTCTCGGATGGGACGCTCGTCGATTCGCAGCCGCAGGCGCTAACACGCCCGAAATTGGACGAGAGCGGCAATCAGGTCATGACAGACCCCCACGACGACTCGCAACCGCAGCCGGCATTCGAGACGATACAGCCGAACTACACCACGCTCTCGCTACCTGACACCGAGGCCGCAGACGCCGGGGCGCAAATGGCGGCCGAGGGCACCCAGGTCTCCGACGCAACACGCGGCTACTACTCCGACCAGCTCGCGCGCTCTTTTGCCGCCGCCGAGCGCAACAACCGCTTCCGGCTCGCCCGCCAGGGCCTGCAGGGCGGCAGCGCCGACGTCGATTCGAACGCGCAGCTGCAAACGGACAACGACCTCGGCCTGACGCGCATCGACCAGGCCGCCCGCGCGGCCGCGGCCTCGCTCACCACGCAGCGCGAGCAGGAGCGCCTGAACGCGGTCAACCTCGTCAACGCGGGGGCCGGCGAGGACGCCGTCGCCTCGGCGCAGGCGGGGCTGAGGAACTCTCTCGAGAATGTTTCGAGCGCGAACAAGGCGAATCTCTTCTCCGACCTCTTCGCTGGCAGCGCGGATGCCGCAGCCGGGATGAACCAGAACGATCTGCTCGCCGCGATGATGGGCCGCTACAACCAGCAACTCGCCATGTTCTCGCCGTCCTCCGGCGGTGGGCGAGTCACCCCAACCAACTAGGCCGAGCCATGGGCGAAGAAGCGATTGCAATCCTGCTCGCCTCGATGGCGGCGAAATACTATGCCAACCACGAGGCCGACCAGCGCGCGAAGCAACTCCAGCAGGCGATGGAGGCCTACCAGCGCGGGCGCGCGCAGCAGAACGAGGCGGCGATCAACAAGCTGGTCGACGACCAGACGCCGCAGAAGCGCGCGCAGGACCTGGCCGGCACGCAAGCCTCGCGCGATCTGTCGATGCAGTCCACCGTCGACGCCGCGCGCGCCGCGAGCCCGGTGCAAGCGCCGGCAGGCACCTCCGCCTCGGCCGACTATCAAAAATCCTCCGCCGCCGCCGCCGACACGGTCGCCGCGCGCACGAAACGCGCGATCGAGCAGCTCGGGGTGATGGGGGCGCCGGGTGAGCAGGCGCTCGCCTCCGGGATCCGCTTCGGGCGCGCCGCGGGCAACGTCGATGCCGGCAACCAGGCCATCTCGAACGTCGGCGCCGGCTACATGCGCGATATCGACAACGTGCGGCCCGATCCGTATCTATCGCTCTTGGGCGACGTCGGAATGGCCTACGGTGGCGGCGTCGTCGGCTCGGCCGTCGGGAATTACGCGACCCGCCGCCGCCGGCTGAATAACTCGTACGGCGACGGCTACAGCAGCGGCTCCAGCGGCGGAAATACGCGCTATGTCGACAATTCGACCGCGTGGGAATAGGCCGTGCCGACCTTCCGCACCTCGCCCTCGCTTGACCTGAAGGCCTCGATCCGGCGCCTGGTCGCGAGTCAGGACGCGGGCGGCGAGGGCGAGATGGCGGCAGACTTCGCCGCGGCGCGAACCGCGAAGGAAATGAGCCTCGCCGAGAAGGCGCGCGCCGAGGTCGAGAAGATCAAGAACTCGGAGGCCGATCGGCGTGACCCGGCGCTCACCGCCGAGTACGCCGGAAACGTCGCCGGCATGGACCGGCCGAGCGCCTACCGGATGGCGGCGAACCTGCGGGGCGACCTGGAGCAGCCCAGCGCCGCCGACATCGACGACGCAGAGGCCGCGGGCGGCGCGGCGAAGCCCTACATCACCGGCGCGCCGAACGTGGGGCCTGACCAGCGACAGGCTTTCCAGGGGGCGCTTGCGAGCGCCTTCGCCAATCGCCTCGCGACCGGCAACACGAACGCGGAGCAGCTCGCCAAGGCGGCCGGGACCTTCAACGAGAACCCGATCCTCAGTAAGGCGGCCGAGGCGGCAGCCGCAGGGGGCGCGGCGCCCGCCGTAGCGCTCTCCGGCGGCGGTCCCGGAGCGCCTGAGACGCCGCCTACTCCGTCTGGCGCAGCAGCCGGGACGCTCCCGGGGACCGCCGGAACGCAACTCATGCAGGACCCCGACTCGGGCGGCAAATACGCCGTGAACAGCAAGACCGGCCGAGCCTGGAAAGCGACGCCCGACAAGGGCTGGCAGCCGGTGCTGATGACCGACCTGCCGAAGGGCCTGACGAAGTTCGGGGCTGGCGGCGCGACGCAGAGCGGGCGCGAGGCGATCTTCACACAGCGGGTGATCCAGTCGGCGAATCAGGCCTCGAAAGACCTGCACAACGTCGTGCAATTGCCGATGACGGCGAGCACCGGCGTATTCGGCGGCCGCAAGCAGGGCCCGGGCCTCTTCGACGCGACGAAGGAGGTCCTCGCGAACAAGATGACCTCTCAGGAGGTGCAGTCCTACAACGTCATGTCGACGGGCTTCCAGCGCTCCCTCGCGGCGATCGAATCGGCCGGCCTCGCGCCCCCGGGCTCGCTCACGCACCAGATGGACGCCGTCCTCTTCAAGGAGGGCGATTCGAACCTCACGAAGCTGCACAAGCTCGCGCAGACGCGCCAGATCGTCGAGAGCGGCATGGAGACCGTGGCCGAGAACCCGCGCGTCTCAGAGATGGAGAAAAAACACGCGAAGAGCATCGTGGACAGCCTGCGCGAAGCGGTCCCCTTCACGCACGAGGACCTGATCAAGCTGCAGGCCGCGCAGGAGATCAACCCGAAGGCGACGCTGAAGGACGTGGTCGGCAAGCTCGGCGGCAAGGCGGCGCCCGCCCCGGTGAACGCGAAGGGCTGGAAGCTGATGACCGACGCGAAGGGCAACAAGGCCTATGTCAGCCCCGACGGCAAGCAGTTCGAGGAGGCGCAGTAGATGGCCTTCGACCTCGCCACTGCGAAGCCGGTCGAGGAGGAGCGCCAGGGATTCGACCTGTCGACCGCGCAGCCGGTCGTCCCCGAGGAGCGCAGCGTCCCAGAGCAGATCGTGCGCGCCGTCGGTCGTACGGCGCGCGCGGGCATCAAGGGAGTGACTGCCCTCCCGGCGATGCTTGCGAGCGCTCCCGCCGGGCTCTACAACGAGGCGGCGAACTTCTGGGATCGGATGCGCGCGCCCAGCGCGGGCGAACTCGTAACCGGGAAGGAGCGCGGCTTCCGCTTCCCCGACCAGAGCCAGTTCGGCGACCGTATCTCCGATGCCTTGGGCCTGCCGAAGCCGGAGAACGCGACCGAACGGATAGCCGATGACGTGGCTGGCGGCATGGCGGGTGCCGGCGGTCTCGTGAAGGGCGCCCAGGCCGTCTCGAAGGCCGCCTCGCCCATCGTGGCGCGGATCGGCGAGCTCATGAAGACGGCGCCGGGCACGCAGATCGTCGCGGGCGGCACTGGCCCTGGAGCGGCCGGCGTCGTGCGCGAAGAGGGCGGCGGGCCGGTAGCGCAGTTGGGCGCAGGCGTCGCCGGAACGGCCTTCCCGTCGCTCACGAGCGCCGCGGCTGCGGCTGCCCGTGGGCTCCTGCGCGGCGGCGAAGCGGGGCGCCTGGCGGTCGCCGACAACATCAAGACCTTCGAGGACTCAGGCGCCGGGACGCCGACCGTCGGCCAGGCGACCGAGGGGCGCGGCGCGCGCGCGGTCGAGACCGTGCTCTCGCGCACCCCGGGCAGCGCCGGCCGGATCGCGGCGAAGGCCGAGGCCGAGGCCGCCGGGCTCGGCTCGAAGATCGAGGACATGGCTGTTCAGGTCGCCCCGCGCGCCGGTGCAGCGCCGGCCGGGCGCCAGATCAGGGGCGGCCTCGAGCAGTTCGTCGATGAGTTCAAGGGGCAATCCGGCAAGCTCTACGACGCCCTGGACACGCACATCCCGAAGGACTCCCGAGTAGACGTGGTGAATACGCGCGATGCGCTCGCCAAGCTGAACGCCGACATCCCGGGCGCGCCGAACCTGTCGCAGTGGTTCAAGAACTCTAAAATCAAGGGCATCGAGGGAGCGCTGAAGGCGGACACCGAAGGGGCCGGAAACGTCACCGGCAGGATGAGCCCGATCGAGACGGCGCTCTTCGGGGAGATGCCCTCGGCGAAGCAAACCGCGGTCATCGCCGAATTCATGGATGGGAAACTGCCGTTCGAGGCGGTGAAGAAGCTGCGCACCTTAGTTGGGAACGAGATTTCAGATAGCACCATCGCATCCGATGTCCCGCGCAGCAAATGGACGGCGCTCTACGCAGCGCTTTCCAAGGACATGGGGGCTGCTGCGAAGGAGGCAGGGCCGAAGGCCGAGGCCGCGTTCGTGCGGGCGAACAACTTCCACCGCGCCGGTATGAAGAGGCTGGACGACGTACTCGGGCCGATCATGAAAAAGGGCGACCCGGAGGACATCTTCCAGGCCGCGATCTCGGGAACGAAGGAGGGCGCGAGCACGATCTCGGGCGTGATGAAGAGCCTGCCCGCGGAGAGCAAGCAGGCGGTCGCCGGAACGATGCTGCGCCGTCTCGGGATCGCCACGCCAGGCAAGCAGAACGAGCTCGGCGAGGTGTTCTCGACCGAGACCTTCCTCACCAACTGGAACAAGCTGCACCCGGATGCGAAGCGCGTTCTCTTCGCGCCGCTCTCCGACGGCATGCGCTCCGACCTCGACAAGATCGCGAAGGTCGCGGCGAACGTGCGCGAGGGCTCGAAGGTATTCGCGAATCCGTCGGGGACGACGCAGGCGTCAGCAGCGCACCTCACGGCGGGCGCGTTCGCCGTGTCGCTGCTTACCGGTCAGGTCGGGACCGCCGGCGCAATCGCTGGGGGCGTCGGTATCGCCAATGCTACGGGCAGGCTGATGACTAGCCCGAAATTCGTCCACTGGCTCGCCGAATCGACGAAGGCGCCGGTCGAGCAGTTGCCGGCACAACTCAACAATCTATTCCAGCAGTCGCTTTATATGCGCGGGGACGAGAGGAAGGACGCGCGCGAATTCGTCAAAGCAGCGAGAGAAACAGCGCGCCAATCGCAAGGAACCACAGAATGACCGCGCCAATGAGCCCGAAGAAAGCGCCGGACCATTTCAGGTCCTCCCATGCGCTCGAGGTCGGAGCCGGCAGCGCGCTCATCAGCTTTCGTTCGTCGACTTCGAAGGCTGGCATGGGCGCAGTCTACTACAGGATCCCGGGGGCGGCGCGCAAGCGGTTGCACGCCGATGTGCTGCTCGCCGCGCTGCCAGCCGCGTGGGCCGCACCCGCTGACGTCGTGCCGCTCGCAAGGGTTCCGCTCCCCGGGACCCTGTATCAAGTCGGCAAGAAGACGTAGCTTTCGCGCCATGTCACAGCCAATCGCTTTCACGATCACCGTCAGTTTCGCCAACGACGAGGCGAACGGCGTCAGCGGGCGCTCGACGGTCAGGACGGCATCGCTCGACGGCCTCATGGCGGGGATCCAGACGACGACCAACCAGATCCTCTCGAATCTCGCGCTCATCCAACGGGACGACGGCCAGATTCTCGACCAGACCGTCACGATCGCATCCCTCAGCACGCAAGTTCTCGCGCTCCTTTCGAGCACGTCCTGGACGGTTCGCGGCGGCTGGGTGGGCGGCACGGTGTACGCGATCGGCGATCTCGTGCTGCAGGGCGGAATCGTCTACGTCTGTTTCGTCGCGCACACGGCCGGGGTCTTCGCGACCGATCTCGCGGCCGGCAAGTGGGGGCAGGTCACCGCGAACGCGACCGCGGCGACGACGAGCTTTTCGCCGACTGCGACCGTTTCCGCCATCACCGTGCAGGCCGCAATCGCGGAGCTTGACAATGAAGTGCGGCCGGTGCAGTCGATTCTTGTGCGTGAACTTTTCAACGGGGCATAACCCATGAGCGCAAATCCGAAACTCATCAGCACCGTGCGCAATCTCGCGGTGAAGATAGTCAACGCCGACGGCACGACCAACAAGAGCCTGGGCGTGGCGCCACCGGCGGACGGAACGCGCATCAAGTCGCTGTATATCGCGAGCGACGACACCTCGGCGCAGACCCTGCAACTCATCGCCACGATCGGCGCGGTCGACTACATCCTCGGCGAGATCGCCGTCCCGATCGGCGCCGGCACCGACGGCGCGACGAACGCCGTGAACGGTCTCGCCGGCACGCGCATCCCTGCGCTTCAGACCGACGGCATCACGAAGTGGCTGGACGTGGCAACGGGCACGACGCTCAGCCTGAAATCGAAGGTCGCAGTGACTGCAGGAAAGACGATTTACGCATTCGCCGAAGTCGGGGATTTCACGTAAAGCCATGCTGGGCGGACTCGACTATCACTCGATCGCGGCAGCGGTAAAGCGGGCGCTCTCCGGCGTCGGCGCCGTTGTCGGCGGCCTCACGTCGACCGGGAAAATCATCCTGTCCGGTGCCGCGCTCGACGAGGCGCAAGGCGCCGACATTGCGTCTGCCGCAACGATCGATCTCAACAGCGCGACCGGCAATCTCGTCGATGCCACCGGGGTTGCCGCCATCACCGCGATCACGCTCGCGCAAGGGGCGCAGCGCACGGTGCGCTTTACGGGCGCCCTCACGCTCACCAACGGCGCCTCTCTCGTCCTTCCGGGAGGCGCGAATATCACGACGGCGGCCGGAGATTACGCGATCTTTCGCGGCTATGCCGCTGGAGTCGTCCGCTGCGTCTTATACGACGCATTGGCTTCGTCACCACTCGGAACAACTGGTACGGCCGCGCACAAAGGGCTGCTCGATCTAAGCGCTGCGGCGGCCGGGCAGATCAAATTCCCCGCGACGCAAAACGCCTCAGCGAACGTCAACACGCTTGACGATTACGAAGAAGGAACGTTCACGCCGACCGGGATAGGTCAAACGTTCACTGCCGCTACAGGCTTTTATACGAAGATCGGCAGGCAGGTCCATGTATCGCTTAATTTGACTTGGGCCGTCAACGGCGCAGGCAATCAAGCTGGGGCCGGGAGTCTGCCATTCGCAGTCGCGTCTACCAGCTCGGCCGGCTCCCTGGGTTTTTTTAATAGCACCAAGTTACCAATGGCGCTGTTCGTAAATGGCGCGTCTCGAATCGATTTCTACCAATACGCCGCAGGCGGTCCAACAATGCTTGATTCTGACCAGAGCGGTTCAGCCCTTGTCGTTTCCGGCGTGTACTACTCCGCCACCTAAAGAGGACCCATGATCACAAAACAAACGGTTGTTGACCAACTGGAATTGACGCGCGCCGGAACTCTACAGGTCAGAATCGGCCTCCTGTTGATCGAGGACGGCAAGGAAATAGACTGCAAGTGGCATCGAACCGTCATCACGCCGGGCGCCGACGTGGACGCTCAAATGGCGTTGGTCAACGCGAATCTCGATCAGATGGACAGGGCGCCAGTGGACGCGACGGGAGTCGCCAGAATAAAACAGGTCGCGGCGCTGCTTCCCGAGAAACTGGCGTGAGCTATCGCTCAACGCAGCGCATCGGGAGAACGGTCAATGGGCTGCTTTTCTCCCATCGGGCGCATTCTGCTCTGGTAATAACGCCAACGGCGTGGGCGGTTAGCAGTATTAAGAGCGCCATGATGGCAAAGGTTCTCGCGAGCAACATCATTTGTTTTTCCCTCCACTGAAAATAATAAAGAACATCACGGCCGCCATCCCCACGATGAAGATCCCAAGGAAATCTTCGGACAGCCCGAGCCCACA